TCCAGTCGAGTCTGACGGAGAGCTGCTTCTTGGACGGTTTCCCATCTTCTTGAATGTCGGTCAAGGGCTAATAGACTAGCACAAGACGCAACCAACCCCAAAGCGCGGTAAGACCCCATCCTACCGGATCATAGGGAATCCTATGAAATCAGGCGAAGCCTTTTCGGCAACTTGATCGTGCTCGAAGAGGTTTCTGGAATGGAAGTTCTTGACCGACTCCTGGCGGAAATACAGCCAAAAAGCGGCTTGGGAACTCTGCCGCTAGGGAGTGTCCGCTTGTACGCCATCGCCTTCGACCTCGATACGAAGGTCCTCGAAACCGTTTTTGGAGAGCAATCTTACCAGACCGGCTATCGCTTAGTCCGCCGCATCCTTGAAGACGAGGGGTTCACGGGCGTTCAAGGTAGCGTCTATTTTGGCAAGAAGGGCACCGACCCGGTTACGTGCGTCCTTTTGGTCCAGCGAATGGCTCGCGAACTACCGTGGTTCGGGGATGCGGTCCGCGACATTCGGATGCTCAGGATCGAAGAGGACAACGACCTCAAGCCAGCGATCCCGCAACCCGTTCTGCCGCTTAGCTAGGACCCTGGCCTAAAACAGGCTTCAGGGGCGCTTCCGCTTGCGCTTCGGCTTCTTGGGGCTGTCCCGGTCGATCTTGGCCTTCTGAACCGGGATCATCCCAGCCACGACTTTCCTGATCGGTTTCGATTCGCGCGCCGAGGCGGTCGGTGCGTACACACTCGGGTTCAGCGATGGGATGGGGGGCGCTCGGATCGGGGGCGTGCGCGAGATGGGCGTGGACGAGTTCAAGCGGTGGGGACCGGTGCTCGCCTAGTTGACAGGGCGTATCTGGGCGTTGTAGAGTGTTGCATGGCGTTGCGCCGATTGATGGTTAGCCTGGACGTTCAAATTGCCAAGAGGCTTGAGCGCGCGGCCACCGCTGAGAAGCGGTCTATCTCGGCGCAGATTGCGATCTATATTCAACGCTGTTTGAAACAGGATGGTTCGAAGTGAGTCTGACTAAGGAAAAATTCCCTCGCGTCGACGGAAAACACGTCAGGTTCGAAGCCAACTACGATGGCTACAGAATCGTGAACAAGTCCATTGTAACCGGTCCCGGCGCAATGGCTTCGGAACTGACCACGAAGTGGGGCATGGTCGCAGCAGAGATCGACGGCGAAGACTCGGCTGGCCGCTCGAAGGCGCGCCTACAAACGCCCGGGGAGTTGATCGAGCGCGCCTTTACGGTGGCTCAAATGTTCTGGGATAAAGCGCGCGAGCGCGGCATGTTGGAAGACGTCCCAGAGCCCAAGGAAACCGTCGAAGAAGAGGGAGCGTAATTTACATGGCAGACGCTAAGCCGCGCCAGCAACTCTTTCAGTACGCGGTCCTTTTTCATCCCAAGCCGACCAAAGACCAGATCGAAACGGGCGAGCGTCCGAAGTCCGTCGTCGTGACCGATATCACGACGATCCTCGCGGGCAGCGAGCAAGAGGTCGGAATGCTGGCCGCCCGCTCGGTCGGGACCGCCTACGAGGATAAGTTAGAGGACGTGGAGATTCTGATCCGCCCTTTCTAGCCGCCGCGAAGCTACAACAAAGGCTCGTCGGCGCGGCGACGACAGCAATCACGGCTCTGCCCTATACCCACACGCTTCAAAACGGTATCAGCTACACGCTGACAGGGACGAGCAACTCGCAAAGTTACACCGCTGCGAGTTTCCTCCAAAACCACTAAATACCGAAGGGGCCGTTCCGCAAGGGCGGCTCTTTCCGTTCTACGAATAACCGGGCTCAATGAGAACCATCGCCCTACTCGTCGCGGTATGCGCGCTGCTGCTCGCGATCCCGCCGCCCGTCGCCGCGAAGGTGAAGATCGGCGGTATCACGATCTCAGGCCGGATCGACCTCGGGTGGCTCGCGAAGATCGGCTCGTACGCGTTCACCGCACACAAAGCCTCGAAGGCGATCAAGCATGTCGCGCCTTCGCCGGCACCGAGCGCGAGCGCGACGCCAGCGCCGCACCCGACCTAAGTGCTGAACGGGGAGAAACTCAAGCCGGGCGACGGGCTCTTGACGATCAAGACGTGCCTCGAGGACGAGCCGCCTCACATCATCGTCGCCATCTCGCTGATCACGGCGATCTCGTGGGAAGGCGACGAGCAGACGAAGGTCATCCACGCGCGCCGCGTATTCACGCACTGGGTCGGCGCGAACTGATTTTCCCATGACGATCATCTATCCGGTTTGCGGTCAGCGCCTTAAATGCCTTAAATGGCGAAAATGGCGAAAATGGCCTAAGTTGGCGTGAACGACAGCGGCCCGCCTTTTCGGGCGAGCCGGTTGTCGATCGCAGAACTGTTAGTGCCTTCCGCTCGTCAGCGGCCGGGTGCGAAGGCTCGGCGGTGATCCGAACTCGCCGATGTTCGTCGAGCCCATCGGACCTCTCGACTCCGTAGCGATTCTCGAACGGGGGCCTTGCACCATTTTTGAGCGAATGACTGCGCGTGGAATCCGCGCGCGCCGACGACTTGACCGACCACGAGACGGCGGAAGCGATCCGCGACGGCAAGATGGCCTCGCCGACCAAATACGGCGACTTCTGGCTGTTCGATCTTCGAATCACCGGCACGGGCGCCGCCTACCGCGACGCGCTCGACGAGTGGGCGGTGCGCGACCCGAAGGAGTGGCTCCACGACGACTTCGTCAACCGCTGCAACGGACTGCCGGTCATCTTCGAGCATCCCGAGCGCTCCGGCTTGGATAGCAAGGAGTTCGGGGAGCGGGCGATCGGGACGGTCGTGCTCCCCTACGTCAAAGGCGACGAAGTTTGGGGCATCGCCAAGATTTTCAACTCCGACGCCGCCCAGGTGATGCAGACGACGCATCGGTCGACGAGCCCCGGGGTAACGCCCCCTAAAGGGTCTGTGGCCGCAGAATTGAAAGATGGAAGCAAAGTTTTGGCCGAAGGGCTTCCGCTCGTTCTCGATCACCTCGCTATCTGTGCCGCCGGTGTTTGGGATAAGGACGGACCACCCGAGGGCATTAGGCTCGACCGAAAGGACCTTAGCGTGGCTGACGAGGATCTCGAAAAAGTCAAGAAAGAGCGCGACGACGCGAAAGCCGCGCTCGACTCCGCGAACTCGAAAATGGACGCGATGGTAAGAGCGGACGCCGCGCGCAAAGACGCCGACGAAAAAGAGCGCGACGACAAGCGTCGCAAGGACGAATCCGATAAAGAGGCGATCGCGGCGGCCGAAAAAGAGAAGGACAAAAAGGACGCGGCCGACTCGAAGAAGCGCGATTCGCGCAAGGATCGTCACGCGAAGCACGACGGCAACGTCATGGATTGCGCGCGTTGCGACTCCGAGGAATCCGAGGAGAAAGAGCGCGAGGAAAAAGAGCGCGACGACAAGGCCAAGAAAGACGCCGCCGCAGCCAAACAGGCAGAGGTCGACGCCGAGCGCGGCACGCAACTGCACGATTCGAAGTTCGCCGAGCTCACCACGAAGCACAATGCGCTGCAAGTGCAAAACGCCGAAATGCTACGGCGGCTCGACGCGATGAACGTGCAGCCGTCGATCGATGATTCGAACGAGATCGCCAAAGCCTGGGCTCGCTGGGATTCGCTCTATCAAATGCTGGGCGACCAGACGCCGCGAGCGTATCCGGGCGAGGCGCCGCGCGCATACCTGCGCCGGCTGGCCGATGGCGTGCGCAAGTACACGCAGAGCTTCGCCAACTACGCATTCCACGATGCGCAGCAAGTGACGGATTTCGGGCTCGTTGCCGATGCGATCTTCGCCGAAGCGCTTGCGCACTCGAAAAAGCCGATCATGGACAAGCCCGGATTCCTACGGGAAGTGGTTACCCACCCGCATGGAAAGACGCGCACCGAGTTCATCGGGGATCATCGCACTCCGTGGCTCCCGTTCATGCATCCGACGAAGTTCGCGATTGCGAAGATCAACCGTCCCAGCGGCAACGTCTACAGCTAAGGCAGTAGGAAGGTCACACTATGTACGCAACCTCAGTCTCGAGAAGCTCGTTCCTGCTCCAAAGCGACGGATTTGTCGCTGGCACGTTCATCGACGACCCGGCCAAACGCTATCAGCTCGAGGGTGGCGTCGTCGGCGCGGCACAAACGACCCCGCTCTACGGAAGCCTCCCGCTCACCCTGACGGTCACCGCTCCGACGAGTAGCGGGGCATCTTCAGGGTTGGGCGAGTCCGCGGTCGCAGCAACCGCCGTGGCGAACATCGACGCCTGGTGCGTCTTTAACCAAGCATCGGCCGGCCTCATCTCGGCGACCTCGAACGTGCCGTTGTACTACGCCGGCCAATCGCTCAACTTCGTGCGAGTGGGCTCGGGCCTCTGGGTCGTGCTGCCGGTGAAGGCCGCGGACGTCAACACGCTCGCGGGCGGCGCGTCGAATCAGGCGATCTATTGGGACTACACCAACAACTGGGTCGCGGCCGCCGGTACGGGTGCGCTCGGCTTACAGATCATCAGCCTCAACACCAACAGCAAGACCATAACGTATGTGGCTGGTCCTCCGATCACTGCGAACTGGGCCGGTGGCGGCTCGGTTATCGTCGTCCGCGTCTAAAGAAAGGCCGCTACAATGCCAGGAGTTTTCAACGCTCGGACCCTCGTTCACCCGCACCACTACGAACCGGGCCTGATCATCACGCAGTCTCAGGCTTCCGGCTACATGGATGTGCTTGCCGGCGAGGGACTGCGCGTTCAACTCGGCCCGATCGACAAGGTGGTCTATGCGAATCGGCTCGATGTTCGCACCCAGATCGCCGCGAATCAGGCGACGCACAACGCGCTCCCTGGCGCAACGCTGACCGCCGACTTCATTCAGACCGCGACCTACACGGTTCGGCAGCGGAACGAGTATAACGAATTCGACGTGGCCGAGGCCGGCGAGTACAATGTGGCGCTGCCGATGGCCTATCGGTACGCGCAACGCCAGGGCGCCTTTCAGTTCATTCGAAACGCTGGGCTGTACGGCGTCAATGCGGCAAACTCCGAGGGGCTCATCAATACCCCGGGCGCTACGACTTCGAATCTTCCGCCGGACAGTTTCGGCAACACGACTCTGCGGACGTACGACGCCGGCCAGCTCGCGATCTGGTTCAACGGCGTCATTCAGGCCGGACTCTCCCGCATGTTCCTCATGGGGACGCCGGTGCGCGTAGTGATTCTCGGGCCGCAGCGCATTCTCGGTACGATGCAGCTTCAGGACATCATCCAACTCACTTCGTATCAGCGCCCGGGCGCCGGTACGGCGACGACCGCGCAGACCATCACCACGATCAACAAAGAGTTCGGGTACACGGTCGAGTGGGCATTCGACGACACGCTGATCGGTCAAGGCGGCTCAGCGACGACGGACGCCGTGCTCGTGGTGTTCCCCGAACTGAACGTCCCGACGATGGGCGGGATCAACACCAACGAGTTCGCGATGGTCGCGCCGAACATCAGTGGGAATACGCTTCAGTATTCCGACGTCATCGCGCCGGTCGAAGTCACCACGCCGATCCCCGAGGGGCTCGACGTGACGAGCACGATGCGCGTGAGCGCCGGGTGGTGTATTCGCAGCCAGGCCATCACGATCGCGCAAATCCCCTACTGACCGACTTGCTGGGGAGGCCGATCCGAAGGGCCGTCCGAAAGGGCGGCTTCTTCGTTACCCGAAGGTGTAGGCTAACGCAATCAGTCCGCATCCGAGGAGCCGCACACCATGAGTCAAGTATTCGTTGGAAATCCAACTCAGCAGCATCGCGAACTGCACTATCGCCTTCCGCAGCACAAGACGGCGCGAGTCGTAAAAATTGCCGCTGGCGGGCAAGAGCTGCTCCCCGACAATCTCTCCGGGAGCGATCTTCAATCCGTCATCACCCAACTCGAACAACTCGGAGCCGTACCGGCGAGTGACATTGGCGCTATCGCTCTACCGAAGGCGCTCGTTTACAACGTCTCACCGACTCCGATCACCTCCGACCGGCTCGAAGAGGGGCTGGAGCGCGACGAGCAGGCGCGTCAAGAAGTCTCCGGGGTAAAGATGGAAGAGGCCGGATTGGCCGCTTTCAAGGTCGCTCAAGAACGCGCGCAAGGCGCGAACGTGGTCGAGACATCCGTGGAAGTGGTCGAAACGACTGATCGGGGCCCGGTAAAAAACGGGGTCAATGCGGAAGTGATCGTCAGTTCGAAGCCATCGCGGCGCGCGGGCCGTATTCGCACCGAGGACAAGAACTAGCTTCCGATGCCGTTCGTCAACCCGACGACGCCGAACCTCGCGGATTTTCTTACCTTCCTGGCTGACACGGTTCAGATCCCGGTCGCGGCGCTGCCAGCCAATTCGCCCTATCCCGGGTACGCGCTCAACCAGGCGATCGCGCTCGTGCTCAACCCGTCCGGTGCGATGTTTCCTGGCGTCACGTTTCCGCCTGGCGCGGGGTATCCGGGCGTCATGTATTCGCTCGCCTGCTACAACTGCGCGACGCATCTCCTGTTTGTGATCACGCCGGACCAAGACGGGCAGACGTACTTCAAGAACGCTCGGGGCAATAACAGCAGCAGTGATCCGCCCGGCTTCGGGCTGAACGCGCCGTCGACGGGCCTGGTCGTCTCGAGTTCCGACCAGGGTACGAGCGCCGGGCTCGCGGAGCCGAAGTGGGCCAAGGGCCTCACCGTGAGCCAGCTCGGCTACTACAAGACGCCCTGGGGGCGCGAATATCTTTCCTGGCAGCAATCGTACGGTCCGACGATCGTCGGCCTGAGCTGATCGGGTGGCGTCCCGGGTCGAGAAGAGCGCCCACGTTCTGCCGGCGCCTTGCCCCGGGCCTTGGCGCGTCGACCGCGTGATCGGCAACCTCCTCGTTATGTTCCGATGCGAGAACTGCGGCACCGAGTGGATGGTCTATAAGCCCGCGACGCCGAACGCACCGGCATGATCCTCTCGCTCGGCGTGGTCGACGTCGCATATTCCGACGCAAGCAGTTCGGTGGCAAAGACGACCGGAGATGTCGCGGAGTTGCTCGAGGATCGTTACCACATAATGGCGACTTTTTTCGAGCTACGGCGTGAGAAGATCGCCGGGTTCCTCGCGAACGATATGGCCGCGTCGATTCAGCGCCTCGTGAACGGCGGCCCAGCAATCGACAAGCGCAGCAGCCTCACCTACGGGGCGGACCAGAAGATCGAAGCGATGTTCCGCAGCTTCCTGGATGCGAACGAAATGTCGCGGCTTCAAAAAGCGTTCACCGGCGTCGGACTGTCAGCCGCGGCGGAAGCCGGCGTCTCTCATCGGAAGAAGCATCCGTACGCGCAGGCGAACAAAGCGCGGCCCGCGTTCATCGACACGGGCCTCTATAGAATCTCGTTCCGCGCGTGGACGACCGTCGCCCCCAGCGGCGACACGAGTGCGGCAAACAGGTTCGCTTCCGTGCAATCGGGAGCAACCGCCGCCGGCTATCTCGCTCGCTCACAATCCGGAGCGGTACTGATCTAAATGCCCACCGCTACTGAAGCGCTCGGCGAGCAGAGCCAGCTAAAATCCGCGCTCGACGCTGGCGTCGAGCAACTCTCTGTTCAGCAGAACGTCGAGTTTCGGCTCTACAACAAGTTCGTCTTTTCGCAAGACGGCTTCGTTTTTTGGGTGGCCTCACCCCAAACGATGAACGTCAGTGGCGCGCTGCACTATGCGACCGATCGCCAGCAATCAGAAGATGAGACGATTGCAACCAATCAGGTGCTATTTACTGCCGAGACGCCGGTCACCGAATTCAATGCGATCGCGCCGGGCACGATGTGGATCGGATCCTGGCCGCTTTCGCCGACGCAGAACCTTCAGGTCGCCTTCGCATCGCAGACGAGTTTTTTCAAAGAAGCCGACCTGTTTCATTACGTCGGCTTCGCCGTCTATCCGGCGCTCAGTGTTCAGATCGTCGACTCGGCTGACGACCTGCCGCAAGGGCCGCTCGTCTCAAATTCTCTGCCGATCTGGCTCGCGCTTAACGCGATGGCGCCCGTGTACCCCTCGTTTCTCGTGCCCGACAACATCGCGCCGCCGTACATCGTCGCGCACATCGATCCCGCCGGCACGCAGGCGCTTGCGGCCGCCCCGATCCTCACCTGGCCGGGCCGCACCGTTCCGAATTCAGGCGCGTCGCCCATGCACGAGCTCGCGTCCTCGCAGCTCATGCGTGACGAGGTCGACCTCATACTTTACGGATTCACAAACCAGCAGGCGATTCAGTATCTCTGGAGCCTGATCGACGCTTCGCTCACGACCGCGAATTTCGGGTTTGCGAATTCGCCGGCGATCCAAGACGCCAAGCGCGTGCAGGTCGAGATCGCGGCGCTCGCGCAGAAAAAGACGATCCACGTTTCGGCGAACTACTATCAAAGCGCGGCGGATGCGATGGCGCGTAGGCTTATCCTGTCCGCGTTTGTCTCGAGCATCACGGAGCCGGGCGGCGTGGCGCCAGAGGGACAGGCCGCGCTTGTGCAGGATGGTCAGGTCGTGAACGCGATCGGAATGGTCCTCGAGTGACTGCGGGCGATATAGGCGTCGCGATCGTCTGCGGTTCAGGCGGCTACAACATGACCGGCTTGACGACAGTGACGCTTCGGGCGGCCCCTGGGAAACCGGGGAAGACGGGAAAGGCCCTGATACTCACCCCTGTCTCGATATCTAATGGCGGCGTCATCGGCGGAACCACCTACCCGATCGTGACCGGCGGGTACGGAATATACGTCACGACGGGAACGGACTTTTTGCAAGGCGGCGCGTGGCAGCTCCAATTACAGGTTCCGACGCTCCAGGCCCAAAAGTACACCGCACCGCAGACCGAGATTTATGTCTTTCCACTCCTGTAAGGAAACAGCGTCATTAGTAACATAGCGTTCCTATCCGACGTCGCCGCCGCCGCCGAAGCCAACGCGCTCGCGCCGCTGATGAATTCGGGCACGATCCTTCTCTACTCGGGGACGCAGCCGGTGAACGCCAACGCGGCGCTTTCGGGGAACACGCTGCTCGCGACCATGACCTTCGGCGCGACGGCGTTCGGAGCGGCCACCGCGGGTGGGATCATCACTGCGAACCCGATCACCTCGGGAACCGGAGTTGCGACCGGAACCGCAACCTTCGCGCGCATCTTCAAAAGCGACGCCACGACTGTCGTCATGGACATTCAGGTCGGCACGAGCGGCGCCGGCTTGAATCTCAACACGACCTCGATCGTCACCGGAGCGACGGTCTCGTGCTCGAGCTTAACGTACACTGTGACGGAGACGTAATGCACGCATCAGGCAAGAGTAAAGTCGGCTCGGTTCTCACTATTGCAGTCATCGGCCCAGCGGGCGACCGCCGCGTGATCGGGCATAGGCTCGACTCCGGCCGCTGGCACCGCAACGAGCTCATTCATCGTCTGCGCGATTGGTTCGAGCGAACGCGTCTCGAGTTCAACACCGCGGCCCATAACCGCCGCTTCCCCATCACGAGGTCGTAAGCAATGGCAAACGGTCAGGTCGTCACAAACTTCGCCCGCAGCACGATATCCGGGGATCTTCAGGCCGATTCGCTTTGGCTTGGGGTCGGGATCGCCACGACGACACCGCTCAACGCCGACACGGCACTCGGGACCGAGGTAACGACGGCCTCGCTTGGCGGCTCGGGCACCTATGCGCGCGCCTCGACGACGAATACACAGCAGACGACGACCGTTGCGAACGATACGATGCAAGCGGTCGCGACTTGGACGAACCCCACACTCTCGGCGAACACGATCGCGGTCACGGAAGGCGGCCTGTTCGATGCCGTGTCGGCCGGGAACATGTTCTTCCATTGCGTCTTTTCGGCGATCAACCTCGCCCCGACGTTTGGGATTCAGCTGACCCAAAGTATCGTGGCGGGGTAGCCTATGTCTGCGCTAGGATGGGTCGAGACGCTCGTCTCCGGACAAGCGGATGGCCCGAATGTTACGACCAACGGCGCCGATACGTCGATGCTCCCGACGCCCGCGGTATTCTTGCTGCCCGGCAACTTCATCGAGAAGATCGGTAAGGTTTTTCGCATCGAAGCGTGGGGAAAGATAACGACCACGGCGGCCGGCACGCTGACGATCACCGTGTATTTTGGCGCCGTCAAGGTTTTTACGAGCTCCGCGTACACCGTCGTCACGACTTTGACAAATCTCACGTTCGAGATCGAGATCATGCTCACGGCTCGAACGCTCGGTTCTGGTACGGCCACAACGCTCATGGGAGTCGGCAGGATCGTCTCTGGCATCTTCGGCGCCGCCGGCGCAGTAACCACGTTTATGATGCCGACGTCTGCTCCCGTAGTCGGCACCGGCTTCGACTCGACCGCCTCGCAGTTGATCGATCTTCGCGCAAACTTTTCGCTGACCGGTCAAACGCTTGTCTGCAACGAATATACTTTAGAGTCGATGAACTAGGCGGCTAAAAGATGCCGGTCCGGTTTCATCCCGGCAAAGGCCCCGGTAAAGGTGCGATGCCGGGCAGGTTCCTTGCAAGCGTCCATAGCTATACCAATATTGTAACGCTGTCGGCTTCCGCGACGACGGCGATCACCGCACTCGAGAAGGCTCTTGCGAGCGGGAAACTTTCAGCGACGACGACGGCGACGCCGAAGCTGGTCGTTCAAGTGTCGGCGTCGGCGAAAGCGACGTCGACGGCGACACCCAAGCTGCTCGCGCTCGCCACAGCGACCGTCTCTAAGAGTACGCCGATCTCGGCGGTGCTCGGCCTACTTGCGAAGGTCAAGTGGAGCGCGACGACAGCGCAGACGGCGAAGGTCAGCGTCCTCGTCTCGGCAGCGCAATCCAAAACGACTCCGCTCTCGGCTAAGGTTGTCGCGCTCGCGATTGCGGCGCTCTCCAAAACGATTGCGTTCGCGGCGAAGATCCTCGTGGTCGTACCATCGAAGCAGGTAGCAACGACCGCGCTTGCGGCCAAGATCGCGGCCCGGGCGAATGTGGCGCAACGCGCGACGACGGCGCAGACGGCGAAGATGGGCGTCCTCGAGCTCGCTGCGCAGCGCGCGACGACGCCCATCTCGGGCACGATCAAGGTCCGAGTGAACGCGCCGCTCTTGGCGTCGACGTCATTGACGGCGAAGGTGAAGGCGTTCGTCTCGGCCTCGAGTTCGCGCGCCTTGAGCATCCTCGCCTCGGCGAAGGCGCTCGCGATCGTGAGCCGTTCGGCGACGACGGTCCTCGGCGCGAAAATCCAGGCGCTCGTCAGGGTCGCCTTATCCCACACGGTACCGCTGACGGCGAGCGTGAAAGCGCTGTTCGCCGTCCAAGCGATCGGCGCCATCGCACAGGACGTTCAGGTCGTGGCGGCGTCGGGGCTCGTTCCGGTGATCGGCCCAGCCGCCGTTGTCCAAGCCGCTCAGACCATTACGGCCTACGACAGCGAGACGATGACGGGCACTGCAGCCATCGCGCAGGCTCCGCAGTTCGTCCTCGGCGCGGTCAAGGTCATTGACCCGCCAAACGAGTCCCTGTTCGTGGGCCTTCCCATCTCGCCAACGGTCTCCGCCTCGGGTCAAATCTTGTCGACGATCGGGATCGAAACGCCGATTTCGCCCACGCTCGACGCGAGCTGACCGCCGCCAACTTAGCCCGCCGAACAGGTCGCCCGGCTCGCTTGCCGAACGAACCCACCTCATCGGTCCACTTGTTGTTGTTGGAGGAACCTGATGGCGATCCAGAACGCGCTCGGCTACTACGGCGTTATGAACCACGGGCTGCTCTATACGCCCGCATCTTCGGCCCGGCTCTTTTCCGCCGGGAATCAAGCCGTCGTCGCAACGGCGCTTGCAGCCGGACTGCCCACGGCCTATACGGGCGGCCTAGTGCTCTACAACCCGGTCGCGAGCACGGTCAACCTCTCGATCCTACGCGCGAGTTTCAGGTTCGTTTTGCCGCAAACCAACGTCGCCGTCATCGGCCTCGGCGTTGCGCAGAGCGGCACGGCGCTCACCGGAACCCTAACCGCGGTCGCCTCGGCTTCGAACAACGTTGGCTCGGCCGCAACCGCGCAGGGAAAACTGTACTCGTCGGCGAGCGTCACGCTCCCGGTCGCACCGTATCTCGCGCGCGTGCTCGGCAGCGTCGATACCGTCACACCGACGACTGGCCTGGGCAGCCTCCAGGGCGAAAGCGACATCGCCGGCGGGATCATCTTGACGCCGGGCGCGTACTGCGTTTTCACATCGTCTGCGGCCGGAACCGCGTCGTCGTTCTTCGGCAATTTCGTTTGGGAAGAAGTGGGCGCGGGGTCGAGCTAAACCGTGGCTGGATTAGGTCCGACCCTCGGCGGTAATTCCACGGCGCTCAACGTCGCAGCGTCGAAGGTCATCAAAGGCACGCCCGGGACGATCGTGACGGTCAACGTCGTGACCGCGGGCAGCGCCGCCGGCGCGATCTACGATAACAATTCGACGTCGACCGGAAACACGGCCGCGACCCTCGTCGCGAATATCCCCACGACGGCGACGAGTCCGATCGAACTGAATTGGCCCTGCTCTACCGGGATCACCTACATCGTAGGCACGGGCCAAGTCGTTAGCGTCGCGTTCTCGTGACAGGGCGCTTTTCTACCTTGCCGAACGGAGCGTAACGTATGCCGGTCACCATCACGCCCCAGATCGTAGACATCAACGCGACCGTTACGACCGCGCCGGCGCCGTCGACTCTTCAACAGAGCGGTGCGCTCGTTTCGTACGGCGGCACGACCCTGACGACCGGCACCTATCTCTATTGCGGTAACGCCGCAGCCGTTACGGCAATTCTGAGCGCCACCGGCAACTTCGCCGAACTCACAACGATGGCGACGACCTTCTTCGCGCAGGGCAGTTCGGTCGGCGTGTACGTTCTCGAACTTGGCATTCAAGCGAGCGTCCCGACGCAGATCACGCTGCTGGGTACCTGGGTCACCGCCAACCCGAACGTTTTTTACGCATATCTCGTGCCGGCGGCGTGGGATACGGCGAACTCGGCCGGCGTGCAGACGATGGCCGCGAACTATGCGAGCCCGACGAGCAAGACGTACTTTTTCGTTACGGCCTCGAGCACGAACATCGCCGCGTATCTCGCGAAATCGATCTTCGCTACGGTCCCGAGCCCGACGGCCGCCGTGGGCGAATTCCAAGCTGCGGCGCTGTTCTATCAGTGGCTCGCGAACAACCCGTCGCTCGCCGCTCCCGCAGCTCCGATGAATTTCCGATTCGTCTACGGCGTGACGCCCTGGGTGCTCAGCGGAAACGCGGCCACGATCAACACGATCCTCTCGGCGTACGGCAACCTCATCATCACCGGGGCCGAAGGCGGCATCTCCACCGCGACGCTGCGCAACGGTACGACGGCCGATGGAAACCAGGCGATGTTCTGGTACGCCGTCGATTGGATATTGATCAACGCAGACTTGCGCCTGGCAAATACTATCATCAACGGGTCGAATTCGAATCCGCCGCTGCTCTACAATCAGTTTGGCATCAACCAACTGCTCGCGGTTCTGCACAACCTCGGGACGACCGGCGTATCGCTTGGCCTCCTGCTGGCCGTGACGTTCACCGCCATTCCGTTCATAACGTATACGGCGGCGAACCCGGCCAACTACGCGGCGGGCATCTACGGCGGATTCTCCTGCGTCGCAACACCGCAGCTTGGTTTCGAGAGCATCGTGTTTTACCTCAACGCGACGACGTTCGCATAAGGGCGGTTAAGAGATGAGCTTCCTCGGTTTCAATCCGACCGTCACGCAAGGCAACCTGAACCGCGTCGCAACGCACATCGTCGTCGCGAGTTATCCGGGCCTGAGTGCGAACGCCGGGTACATGGGCAAATCACTCGCCGTCGCCACATTCGAGGGGCCGTTTACCGACCAGATAGAGACGGCGACCGGCATCGTCAATTCGCCCAAGCCCTTCGTGATGGGACACATCGTCGTGAGCCTCTTGCGCTCGCAGATCCTCGCGAGTCTGTGGATCGCGCAGGTACAGGCGGGAACATATCTCGGAACGGTTGTCGCTTACCCCGATTCGAACGTCTTTCCGCCGATCTCGTTGACGAACGCCTCGATTACGGAGATCGACCCAGGAGCTTTCGACGGCATGGATCCGGCCGTGAAAGTGACGATAAAAGGCACGTTCTACATCAACGCGAACCTCTGGGCAGCACTGACAGGGCCGGCCGGCGCACCGACGGTCTAAAGGACCGTATAGCGCATGGAACTCAACAGGATCTCCGCCGATCTGAAGCTGGTGTTTCCGATTCGCTGGACAAGCGTCTCGAAGAACGGCAGCGATGATGCTGTCTTGCAGCCGCTCATTTGGGCGTATCACACCCCGCTCGGCCGCGAGGTATTCGAAGCGAACTACCGCGCGATCGCCGCCGCCAATATGACGCTCTTTTCAAAGGGTATCGGCTTCGCAGCCGAGTCAGGCCCGATCATCGGTACGCTCGCATTGCGCGACGCCGCACGAGCGGACGCAATCGAAAATGGGGTCGAGATCGCAGGCGATCCGGCGACGCCCGTTCTCTTAGAGATCAAACGGCTTACGATGATCCTCGCCCCATCAGCGCAGGGCTATGATACCGTCCCCGTCGACATCGCGCTCTCGCGTAACGTCATCGACGCCGAGGACTGGAAGGAGGCGGAGTCGTCCATCGTTTTTTTTACCTGCGGATCGTGGATGGCTCGCCGCGAAAAGCGGGGCATGAAGAACAGCGCCCTCGCGTCAGTCTTGAAGGGCTCGATTACATCCTTAGCGCCTACGGAATTCGCAGATTCCTTGGTGCAGTCGACGAAAACCGAGACTTCCGCACCGCCGGAACCATCGTCAGTTCCGTCCTAGATTGGGCATCCGGCGAGGGTTTCGCCGAAACGCTGAATCGGTACGGGCTCGACGAATTCACGACTCCGAGCGAATACCGGCAGCGCCACATCGTGCGTGCGTTGAATAGGCTCACGAAAGCACTCGGAGGGTAAGTCCTACGCCAAACCGCGCGGTCGTGGATATTCAGGTCAATGACGAATCTTTCAAAAGGTTCGCCGCTGCCTTCGCAGACTACAGTGCTGAGCTCGAGAAGCAACCCGAGTCTTGGCGTCGGCTCAACGCTGCGATGGAAGGGGCTGGCGACGCCGGGAACGCGCTCGCCTCGGGAGCGCTGACCGGCAAGGAAGCGCTTGCGCTCGCCTTCGCGCAGGCCGAGTTGATCGGCGGCGCGCTCTCGAAAGCGGCGAAAGCCCAGAACGCGCTCGGCGACGCGAGCCACTCGACCAACAAGAAAATGGGCGAACTCGCCAAGACGGCTAAGAGCCTGGGCGGCGAGATCGCCGGGGTCGGCAAGTGGGTGCTGAAGCTCGGGGCCGGGGCGCTGGCCGGATTGGGCCTGGGGGCGCTCCTGGGCGGCTTCGGCGTCGGCGAGCTCGCGAGCGCGGCCTTCTCGCGCCAGCGGGCCGCTGGGGGCCTAGGACTCTCTCCTGGGCAGCTTGCGAGCTTCGGGGTGAACGCCAAGCCGTTCCTCGGGGAAGGCGCGCTACAGGCCGCCGCGGCCTCTCAGTTGACCTATCAGAGTGCCCCGTACCTCTCGATGCTCGGGATCGACTTCCGCAACGCGCAGGGCATGTCGGCCGCCGATCTCGCCTTCGAACAGCTCAAGGGCGCGGTGAAGGCATGGCAAAGCGCGCAAAAGAGCGGTACGCCGCCAGCGTCGTCGCCGTTTGTGCGAGCCTATCAGGAGCTCGGTGGAAACCTCGAGGACGTGCGCCGGGCGGCGCTGGCGGGACTACCGGCAATCAACGCGGCGCAGGGTGCGTACAAACGCGACGTCGGCGTGCTCGGATTCGATAAAAAGACGGGCGACGCTTGGACGCAGTTCTACGTTCAACTCGATCGGGCGGGGAAAGAGATCGAGACGATCTTCATCAACAAACTCGCCCCGCTCGCGCCCGAATTCACGAAACTCTCGGCATGGGTCACGGATGCCATTGCCTCGTTCGTCAATACGATCGGTGTCGGGGGGATAAAGCAGGGTCTTTCAGACTTCGGCGACTTTCTCACGAAAACCAACTGGAAAGCGGTCGGCGAGGACTTCAAGCTCCTCGGTTCCGAGATCGCAGTCATCGCGAAAAAGTTCGCTTGGCTCCTCCCGCAACAGACAGGCGATCCGTCGAAGCCATACGATCCCCTAGGATTCCCGGACAAACTCAAGAGAGACGCGAAATGGTTGGGCGACGTATTCGGTCATGCAAAAATCGGCTTAGATGTCAGTGGCCCGTTAGCTTGGGCCAAGAGCCTTCCGAAGAAAGCTCTCGACGCGCTCCGATCTCCGACCGGGATTCACGCATTCAATCAAATGATGAGTGCAGCTACGGGCATCCCTGTTCAAATACTCGACCGCCTTTTGCTCGCTGAATCCGGCTACGGTCGGAATCCGGGCACTTCTAGCGCGGGAGCGTTGGGACTCGCGCAACTCATGCCCGAGACGGCGAAGGGCCTCGGTGTAACTGATCGGACGAATCCCGCTCAGAGCATCGCTGGAGGTGCGAAGTACCTTCAGCAAATGTACGCAAAATATCACGACTGGGGCAAGGCACTCGCGGCGTACAATATGGGGCCGGGCGCTCTGGATGCGGTCCTAGCACGGCATGCGAAAGACTGGCTGCGTTACGTGCCGTCAGACACGCGCGGCTACGTCCATGATATCTACGGATCTGGCGCGGCGTCGAGCGATGCAATACTCCGGCGCATATTGAAAGTCGAACAAGCTAGAAACAGAGTAAAGCCCGTTCACGTCAATATCACGAACTCGACCGCGGCGCGCGTCGCCGTGAGTGCGAATGCTCTGGCGGCAGGATAGCCTATGGCCGATCTCTCGCAATCGGCGATTTCGCGATACGATCTCGCCTTCCAAGTTTCGCCAATCATCTTAGTGGGCGGGATTGCATCGTCCGCGCAAGGCGGGTCGCTGCCGATCGTATTCCTGTACGGTCAACTCGCGCTTCTCAATAATCCTACCACCGACCCGAACGCCTTTTTCGCACGCTACGTTCCGCTGCCCGGCAGCACGCTCATCAACAATCAGGTCGGCATGTATCCGTTCGCCAACCAGCAAGTCGCGGCGAATGCGATCATCGTGCAGCCACTCACGCTTTCGATGCTGATGATCGCGCCGGTGAACCAGCCAGGCGGCTATTCCCAAAAGCAGTCGATGTTCACATCGTTGCGACAGTCGCTCTACAATCACTCGATCGGGGCGGGAACCTATTCCGTCGCGACGCCGGCGTTCGTCTACAACAATCTTATCCTGACTGGGATGACCGACGTCACGCACGGCGAGACTCAGCAGCAGCAGATCCAATGGCAGCTCGACTTCATCCAGCCGCTCCTCACGCTCGAGGGCGCCGCCGCTGCGCAGAGCAACCTGATGTCGAAGGTCTCGAGCGGAGCTGCGTTCAGCGGGACGCCGGCTTGGTCCGGGAATCTGCAAAGCCAGAATCCCCCCGTGACGCCGGGTCTCTCGAGCGGTCTCGGCCTCTCCGGTGCACCGATCTCGATTCCGGGAGCAGGTCGGACATGACGACGATCCCGTTCCTACCGAACAACGCAGCGACGCCGCCGTTTCAGGCGCAGGTCATCCTTGATGGCAATCCCTACGTGCTCGCCGCGCGGTGGAATCTGTATCGGCGCTTCTGGTACGTATCGCTGACCGACCAAAGCGGGACCGTCGTGATGAATCAGCCGCTGATCGGCTCGCCGCCGAATTCGAACATCCTGCTCTTCCCGGGAGTCTTCAAGACATCGACGCTGGTCTATCGACCGTCGACCGGACAATTCGAGCAGACGCCCTAACCGATGGGACGCTTATACAACATCACGGTCGGAGGCAAGACCTGGAGCTCGCAGCAGAAGGGCGTCGACGATCCAGGCGCGCTGAACATCGAATTCGACTTCTTCGAATATGTCTACGCGATCCCGATGGGCAACTCGACGCTGACGATCGAGGGCGTCTCGCTCGAGGATCTCCAGCAGGCGCCCCAATTCGCCGGACAGCAGCTCAGCATGAAGGCGGGAATGTCTGCCGGCTTGCCGCTCGCGAACCCGACGCAGGCGGGCCTGGTCCTTGCAGGCCAGATTTTCCAGAGCTTCGGGAACTGGGCCGGCACGGAAATGACGCTCGACTTCGTCGTCATCCCATCACTCTACACGGTCTCGAGTCCGGGCAACATTGTGCTCAACTGGAAGAAAGGCACGACGCTTCAGCAGGCGCTCGCGACGACGCTTTCGATTGCCTATCCCAATACGACGGCGGTCTTTCGCATCGCGCAGCACATTAATTCGCACGACGACATTGGCGCCTATTCGACTCTGAGCAATCTCGCCAAGCATGTAAAGTCGGTCACGAAGAGCCCGACGTCGCCGGGCGTCGATATCGTCTACCTCAATACGGCGAACACGATTATTGTGCTCGATGGCTCGGTGCAAACGAATCCGACCCAGCTTCAGTTCACCGACTTGATCGGGCAGCCGACCTGGACCGACGTGAACGTCATGCAGTTCACGACCGTCATGCGCGCGGACATCGGCGTCGGCACGGTTATCAAGATGCCACAGGGACTCCAGGACGTACCGGGGATCGTGACGACGACGGCCGCAGCCTTCCCGTCGCAGCTCAAATATAAGACCGCCTTCCAGGGCACGTTTCTCGTGCAGTCAGTGCGGCAGATCGGCAACTTCCGCGATCCCAACGGCGCGTCGTGGGCGACGATCTTCCAATGCGTCCCGCAGACGCCGGCGAGCTAAAAGATGCCCGACAACTATCAGACCCTCTGGCTTCAGCAGAACCTCAATGCGCTGGCGACGAACCGCGCGCTGCAAGAGATTGAGCGCATCGGTCGCGCGCTTCCGTGCAAGGTGACCGCGGTCGACGGCTCGATCGTGACGGTCACCTTCGAGGTTGCGAACGCCCCCTGGACGCTGCCGCCGCTCACGCTGCCGAAGGCCGAAAGCCAATGGCTGCGCGCGCCGACGCAGGTCGGGGACTTCGGATTGACCCTGCCGGCCGATACGTTCCTGGGCGGGATTAGCGGCCTGGGCTCGGGGGTCGCCGATCTGACCGTCGACTACGGGAACATGTCGGCGCTGGTTTGGGTGCCGGTCGGCTCGGTCAACTTCAGCGATACACCGAATCCGGACAAGGTGTGGGCGAACGGGCCGAAGGGTGTAAGGATCGGCGATGCGGCGAATACGAACTATATCGACGTCGACGGAGAAACGGGGACGATCACTGTGCAGCTCGGCAGCAAGACATGGACATTTACCAGCGCTGGCTTCACGATGTCGACCGGCGTTGTCGCCGAGACGCATCTGCATCCCGGCGTGCAAACCGGCCCCGACGACACGGGGCCACCGATCACGTGATGACCGATGGCGCTTAGAACGTACGGCCGCATCAATCAAACCAAGGGGAGCGGCGGCACTTGGGTCGAGATCACCACGGACGCTGACGGCCTCAACGACGCCGTCTATCTCACGACGCTCGTTCAGTGCCTGAAGCTGAACCTGGGCGAGTCACCTTTTTTCGCGAATTACGGGATCCCGGCGCAGCCGTCGGTCGTGACGCAGGTTTTTCCCGACTACTATGCCGCGCAAACGCAGACGCAGTTCTCGCCCTACTTCGCCTCGCTCGCAATCACGCGCATCCAGGGTTCGTTCCCGCCGACCTACAACGTACAGGCCGTCTGCCATAATGGAGCGATCGTCGGCGTGCAAGTCGTAACCGGGCAGCTCGAGGTGCCCTCATAATGGCCGGTTCTACCCCGCTGCTCTTTTCCGCTAGTGGTCCCGTAGCTACGCCGCCGGCAACGCTTCAGCAGGCGCTCATCGCGTCCGTCGCAGCGATGGTGCCGAACTACACCGCCTCGTTGCCCGGTTCAATGATCGAGGATATGTCGAGCACCGACGTCGGCGCGCTCGTGGTAGTCGATCAGGCGCGCGTCGACGCCGTCAACAACGTCTCGCCCTACGCCGCCAATCCGTACATCCTCGCGCAGCTCGGCGCGATGTTCGGCGTGCCGAGCGGTGTTTCAGCGAACGGGAACGCGAACGTCGTCTTTAGCGGCTCGCCCGGCTACGTGATCCCGCCGGGCTTCCTCGTCTCGGATGGGACCAATCAGTACGCCGTGCAAGACGGCGGCACGATCGGGACCGGCGGCAGCTCGCAATCCATCTACGTTGTCGCGACCAACTCTGGCACGTTCGCAATCCCGGCGAACTCGATTGTCACGCCCGTCACCTCCGTGCCGAGCCCCTATTCCCTGACGGTGACGAACCCACTGGCCGGCGTTCCCGCTACAGCCGCCGAGACGATGGAGGCGTATCGGAGCCGCGTTCTCGAGGCATTCGCGGTCTCGATTCAAGGGACACCGAGCTATCTCAAGACGCTCCTCCTTGCTCTTCCCGGGGTCTCGCCTCGACTTGTTTCTGTTCGGCAGTCCGGCTCATCGTGGCAAGTCATCTGCGGCGGAGGGGATCCGTTTCAGATCGCTGGCGCAATCTATGCGGGCGTAAGTCAGATCGGGTTACTCGCCGGCTCGTCGATCAGCAGCCTACGAAACGTCACCGTCTCGATTTACGACGCGCCTGACACGTACACGATCGTCTATGTGAGTCCGCCCCAGCAGACCGTCACGGTCGCGGTCACGTGGAATACGACGTTAGCTAATTTCACAGCTTCCGCTCTGGTCAATCAATATATCGTCGGCGCGGTGCAGGCATACACCAATTCGATCCTCGTCGGGCAGCCGATCAATCTTCTGATGATGACCGAGCAAATTCAGCTCGCCATTGCACCTGTGCTTGCCCCGAATAATCTCACGACCCTGCAATTTGCGGTGACGATCAATAGCGTGCCGGTCTCGCCGACCGCGGGGACATCCGTCATCGCGAGTGATCCGGAATCGTCATTCTATATTTCGGCGAGCGGCGCCACGTCAGTACAGGGCTGATCGGTGAGTTGGCTTCTAACTGAAGGCGGGCAGCCGCTCACAACAGAGTCCGGTGAGAAGATTCTCATCGAGGGGTATACCCCCGTCCCGTACACTGGTCCGCTGCCGCTTCAAACCATCATCCCGTCGTATCCCTATCAAGAATACAGCGACGACGAAAATATCGTCGCATTCTTCACGGCTTTCAACGAACTCGCGCAGGCGTACCTGGACTGGTTTAACTCAACGCCGCTCGCCGTCTACACGAACCCGAATGTCTCAGGTCCGCTCTTGGACTGGATTGCCACCGGGATCTACGGACTCGAACGGCCCGTCTTCTCATCGCTGTCGATCAAATACGTCGCCGGACTGAATTCTTTGCCGCTCAACGTCGGTGCGGTCAACGGACGAGAATACTTCCAAAGCGGCACGGCGACGATCGCGACCGACGATTACTACAAGCGCGTTCTCACCTGGTGGCTGTACGCCGGCAACGGGCGGTATTTTAACGTCGAGTTGCTGAGATTAAAAGTCGCGCGTTTTCTCTACGGCGTCGGTGGGACAGACGTAACGCTTTCGCAAGCGCAGAGCGTGCAGATCCAGCCGGCGTTATTACCCTCGCCCCCGGCGCCGACGCTTTCTTCGCGAAGTGGGGGAACGCTTACATCGAAACAATATGGCGTCTGGCTTTCCTACGTCACCCCGCTTGGCGAGACGCTGGTCGGGCCGCCGTCGACGCTGACGGTTCCCCTCGATTACCTGCTTGTGGTCGGTACGCCGCCCCCGATGAGCGGCGCCGACGACTACGATATCTACGCCAGCGTTCTCTCGACGAACCCCGCAAAATTCACCGCCGGGCTCAATTCCATGCCCGTCAATGGCTTCTCCCTCAATGGGACCAACAAGTTCGGAGGCTCGCCGCCGACCCGGCAGAACGCATTCCCGATTCCGATCGGAACGAACTGGACGGAACCGATTTCTGGGCTGGTCGTGGGAGCGCCGCTCCCGAGCGCGAATACCAGCAATAAGGTGGGAAACTTCATCATTAAAATCCCAGGCGGGACGTCATCGCAGTTCTTTGAGCAGGCGATGGCGCAAGGGCTTCTTGCGTTCCCGTTTCAGTTCACGTCGACGGTCGTGGTTTCTTGAGCACTCTGCAAGTCACAGGAAGTAAGGGATAGCCGTGCCGTTTGTCTTCAGCAATAACTGCTCGACCACGCTCGCGGCGCCCATCACCACGACAGGGCAGACGACGATCGTGCTCGCATCGAGCGCGCACCTGCCGACGCTTACTGCCGGGCAGACCTTTAATCTCACGCTTAATGATGCGGCAACCCAGAGCGTCTTTGAAATCTTGACTGTGACCGCGATCGCCGGCGCGAACCTCACCGTTGTTCGCGGACAAGAAGGCACGGCCGCGACGACCTGGCTGACTGGCGACTTTGCCTATGGCGCCTTGACGGCAGGGCAACTCGCAAGCTTCTTAACGACTTCGACTGGATTCGTCGACCTCACGACCAATCAGACCATCGGCGGCATCAAGACATTCACCAATGCAGTGATTCCGAGCGGCTACGTCGATCTTGCCAACCCTCAGACGATCGGGGGCATCAAAACCTTTTCATCGGCGCCCGTCATGTCGGGTGGGTCGATTCTTGCGGGATCGGTCGCGCCGGCAGCTCTCTCGAGCATTGTTTCGAGTCTCAATACACTGCTCGGCGCGCTCAATCTGGCGAGTTCCGATGGCAGCGTTACGATCACGCCCTCGGGCACAACGATCAATCTCGCCGCGGCGATTGCGAAGCTCTACATCAACGGGTCGATCGTGCTCGGCCAGGTTCACATCGAGATTTTCAGCGGCGTTTCTCTCGGAGGTGGCGGATCGTCGACGATCAGCTTCGGAGCATCGTACACGAATCCGCCGGCGGTGGTTACGTCCACGAACACAGCGAACGCGAACGCGGTCATTACCGCGGTCGGGACAACCAGCTTCCACATCTTTACGAGCAACGCTGCGACGTTCCTGATTCTCTGTGGCGGCATTTAAAAGGGGCATGGCATGAGTTTTGAAGTATCCGATCTCGCTGCGCTCCTTGTTGCAAAGGGAACGCTTCTCCAGGCCGACGTCGACGGGATCGCCGCGGTGGTCAATTACTCAAGCGTCCCCGGTTCATTTACGGTCTCGAGCCTAACGGTGACCGCCACCACGAGCACGCGCGGAACATCGAGTTTTTCGATCGCTATGGGCGACGGCAACAGCGTGGTCGTGTACGTGACCTACAACCAGGCCGTGGCAGCAGCCGCGTCAATAGCTGGGCTCTATGTGACCATCCAGAACCTCTGCGCGGCGGCGATTGCGAACTACACGGGCGGGTCATACTCGGGCCTCGGCGGTCCCGCAAAAGGCGGGGGCGGCGCGACCGGTGGTCACAACTTCAATGTTCACGGTCTCTGAGGTTTTGCCATGAAACGCATCCTGCGCTCCGTATCGGCTCTCGCTGTTTTTCTTGCGCTCCCCTCCGTCGCTCTCGCGCAGAATATTCCGATTAGCGGTTTGCCCGCCCTCAGTGGAACGCCCACGCAAACCGACGTTCTCCCGATCGTCAACGCGGGCGTAACCAAGAAAATCACGGTCGGGCAGATGACCAAGCCTTGGATTTGGAATTGCACGAGCCAACCAGAGTGCGTTGCTCCGCTGAATTATCCGCTTACGTTTAGCAACGGCGTGTCCTTGACGGGCGGCTACTTCAATTCGTCGGCGTGGGCGATCTCCTCGCCGCTTTGCACCGATGGTGGCGGGAACGAAATAACTTCCGGTTGCACCGTGCCGGTCGGGGCGATTACGGGCGTGCTCCCTCTCGCGAACGGCGGCACCGGGACGAGTTCACCGATCTGCGGAGTTAACGGGACCAACATCAACGTCTCTGGTGCGTTCCCTAACACTTGCTCTTGGTCAACGGTCGCCGCGCCTACGTTCTCAGGCTTGGTGACGGCGACTTCAGGGCTATCCAGCGGCGGCCCGTTCACAGGAGCGCAGACCGGTAGCAGCGCCACGCCATCAACGTTGTTCTACTACAACCTGTTCACGATCAACAACGACGCAGTCAATAGTTCAATGCTGCGTGGAAACTCCGCTGTGAACGGGTTTGGAGTAAACCTTAACTTTGGCGGAGGAGCAACGGGAAGCAGAACCGCCATCTACGGGGTGACAACGCTTACGTCACCGGCTTCACTTGCTCAGTATGATTATGTTGGCGTGATAGGGGCGGCGACAGCCGCGTCTGCCGATGGCGGAACGGCAGGCGTTCCCACCGGCAACTTCTTCGGCGGAAACTTTAACACTTTCGCTCTCTCCGGGGCGACCTACATCAATCAACTCACCGGAATTGAAATAGACACTGGGATAAATACGGGCGCGTCTGCTCAAAATCGGTGGGGACTCTCGCTCGTTAGCAACGGCAACTTGCAAGCCATCGGCTCCGACGTTGCGTTGCCTATCTATGGCCTCAACGTAGGTTGGAAGAAGGGGATTGAGTTACGAAGCGGCGGTGCTTTTGGAATCGGAACAACGGGGACCTTCATCGGAACCGACGGTACGGTCGCCACCATCGGAACGTACATCGACGGAACTAATCTGACCGTCACCGGAAACATTTTTAATTTTCCTGGTGCCTTTACGGTATCAGGCGCGGGGGCCGTAACTGGGTCTACGTTCCTTGCGAACGCCGCAGCCGGGACCGCGTTCTACGAGTTTACCAACGTTGCAGGCGGCTCGAACATTACCGCCTTGTACGCGAATAGCGGCACCGTCTCAGGGGTAACAGGGACGGCTTTTTCCATCTACGGCGTAGGGCTTGGGTCGCCGCAACTTGCTTCTATGGATGCTTCGGGAAATCTCGGTATTAAGGGTTCGTTTAAGACAGGCTCTTCCACCTACGGACCGACAAGCGCAACGATCAACGGACCGATCGTCGCCGTTGGCGCAGATAACGGCTTAGATTTAGGAAACGGCAGCACCGTGTTTCGTATGTCGAGCGACGGACGGCTGAAACTGACTTCGCAATCGGGCTCGATTGATATGGGCGCGGACGCGCTCACAAACATCACCACTCTTAATGCCTCTGGACTCGGTACGTTTGTCGGATTGACCGCCGGAACCGGAACGGTGCAAGGTTCGTCTAACGGAAGCGCAGTCGCGTACGTCGCTCCAACTTACGGTTTGGCGGGAGCATCACTCGGAAGCACGACGCATGACATGGTTGGGAGCTGCACGATTGGGGCGGGACAAACGACCTGCACGGCAACATTGAGCGGGGCCTCACCGTTCACATCGACTACGTCCTATTCATGCAGCGTCAGCCTAGCAACCGGGGCGTCCGTCACCGGAACGCTCACAGGTACGTTTGCCGTGAACACCAGCACCACGGTCGTCACGTTGAACGAAGTCGGCCTCACAATCGTATCCGGTATAGATACGCTCATAGCGGGTTGCAAAGGTTTCTAAGAAAGGAAGGCTCCTAGTGCGCTTCGATAAGTTCGTTCTGCTCATCGTCATCGCTGTTATGGCGATCTTCCAGGCGGTTCCGGGAATCGCGCAAACGGCGAGCCCAACTCCTGCGCCTGCTCTCAGCCCGTTCACAAACAGGATGCCGCTCCCAACTCCATCCCCGAGCGCAACGCCTCGCGCAGCGTGGAGCCCTCTCCCTATGCCGACACTTCCGCCGCCGAGTGAGGCCGAGATCGCGTACCGACTCCAAACGCAGCAGGCGGTATTAACGAACCTGCTATTCGCGGTGTTCGCACCGTATTGCAAGGCGAACGACAAAATCTCATCCATTGCCCTGAGCGGGAAGCCCGAGGCGCCGGTGTACCCGGTCGTCGTAACCTGCGTCCGCGATCGCTGGCGCGTCGATGCTCCGACGAAAGTAACGAAGCTATGACCGTTACTGAGATCGTCGCAGCCGACGCACAAGCCCGACCTGCGTTCCACGTGCCGTGGCGGCCTGCGCTCATGGCCCTCGTCTCCGCCTTCAATGTCGCAAGCGAGACGAGGCTCGTCACGCCGTGCATCATGGCGGCCGTCGCAGACCGGGAAACCAACGGCCAGAATATCTTCCAGCTCGGCGTCCCCCGCGGGCCGGGTTGCGGCGTCGGGCCGTGGCAGATCACAAGCGGCGTCGACTGGACGGATCTTGCCCATCCGACGTTCCCGAATTACGGTGACCTCACCGACGTCATGGTGAACGCGCGGGTCGCCGCGCACGAGTTCCTCGAGGGCGTGCTCGAGCAGTTCCCGAGCTCGCACGTAGCCGCGTTCGCAGCCTATAACTTGGGTGGCGGAGCGGTTGCTCGCGAGATCGCCGCTGGCATATCGCCGGATGCCTGGACGACCGATCACGACTACGGCCTCGACGTGTTCACCCGTTTCGTGAACTTCACGGCCGCGACGCAAGGCGTCCCTGTCGATTGGAGTACCTGGAAGCCCTAGTCACGAAGGACCACACCCTATGACGAAGGTAAGCCCGGCCAGCTGGGCCGCGATCAAAGCCTGGCTCGTCTCGCAACTGTACGCGCTGTGGTCGATTCTTGTTTTCGCTGTCACGTGGGGCGTGACTCAGGGACAGATTCACGGATGGCAGACGTTCTTCGCATTTCTTGAGGCGTCGAGTTTCTCGGTGTTCGTTGCGCTCGTATTCGGTATTGGTCCCTATGCGCGTGGCGCTGAAGCCAGAAGTCGATCTCAGAATACGGTTCCGCTCGAGGGCGGCGGCTCGGCCGTTCTTCAGCCGACAACCCAGCCGCCGTCGCCGCACACTGCTACCGCGACGCTCGTGGCATCCGGACAGTAGCCGATGGCGAATCGGGGAAACGGAGGCCGCCCTGGCCCCGGCGTGGACTTGCAGGGTCGCGAGGTGGTCGATCCGTCCGTCAATGTCAAGGCGCTGAATGAAGCCGGGCTCGCGCGGCAAGACGATCTGCGCGAGCTCGAGGCCCGGTGGATGTTGCGCATGGGCTCGGTCGTGGTCGCGGGGATCGTCGGGTTCATCGTTACGCTCGCGGGGCACCAAAAGGAACTCGGTTCCGCTGAAAGCGCGCGCATCGATGCCATTCGCTCCGTTGACGTTGGCACGGCGGCGCGCGCGGCCGACGTGCTGGCGACTGCGCAACAGGCGCTCGCGACTCAGGCTACGGTTGCCGCCGATACGCTGCGTGGTCTCGTTGCAACGACGGCCAGCACGCTGCAGCAGACCTTGGCGACGCAACTGCAGCCGATCACGACGGCGATCGAAGCGCTGCGCGCAGCTCAGTTTACGCAGCAGGGGCAAGCGGCGCAACGAACCGAGGGGCGCGGCGACAGCCAATGGCTGCTCACGTCCGCGATCGCTCTTGGCGCGGTGGTGTTGACCTACGTTTTGTTCAATCGGCAGGGAGAGCAGGTCGAAAAAACCTCGAACGTCCAGGGCGGTCGCTGGATGATCACGAGCCTCATCGCAATCGGCGCCGTCGTCGTCACCTATGTTTTGTCGCATCCGATCGTTCAGTCCGCAATAGTGGGTAAGTAAAAGGAGAATCCTCATGCCACAGCCCAATCTCAATCCCGTCCAGGCCGCGCTCGATGCGCGTTTCGGTGGCCGGCGCGCTTCAATCGAAGCGGCCGACTCCGCGCAGAAAATCGTCGAAGCATCGGCATCCGCACCCTCTCCTGCCGCTTCGGCGGTGGAAACGAAACCGAAATGAACCTTCAATCCATCAACTGGTCACTCGTCATCTCCGCCGCGGTTGGCGCGTTTTTCAGCCACGCGCTGACCATTCGCCTCGGCCCCGTCGACATCACGGCCGCGACGACAACCGGAGCGCCGACGCACCTCACGTTCAACATGATCCTGCAGGCGGGACTCGCTGCGCTCAGCGGTAAGACCGGCGCCATCCAGGTCGGCGATGTGACCGTTTCGATCACGGCGCACTCGGCCCCGATCTCGGCCCCGCCGCCAATCGCGGCGATGCTTCCCGGACTCATTTCCGGTGCCAGCGCGCCGAGCGCGCCAACGCTAGCCGCCGGCGCCTAGCGCGCCTCAATGCTGCGGATACTCGAAGCCGCGTCGACCGCGATCGCGGTCGGCGCGGCGCAGCTTACCGCCTCCGGCGACGCGGCTCTCTTCAAAGCCTGGTTCGTTCGCAACGCGACGATCGTGATTGCGCTGGTCGACCGCGTCGCCGAAGGCTCGACCCCGCACGCGACGCTGTTCGAGCGGATGGCGCGGGGAAACTTGAACCAAGAGGTGAGCGACACCGCCAAAAACCTGACTGCTGGCCTGCCAGCGGTTTTTGATTGGTTTTGGAACGGCGCACAGAAGGGCTTCAAGTAGCCGTGGGAGGCGTCTATCGGATTCGTAATCTTGTGAATGGCGTTGAGTACATCGGCAGCGCCGCTTTATTCAAGAAGCGCTTTCGTGAGCATCGCCGCACGCTAGGTTGCGGGCGTCATCATAGCCGCTACTTGCAACGCGCTTGGTTGAAGTACGGCGCAGATTCTTTTGTATTCGAGATTCTGGAAGAGATTAGCGACACCGCCAAGCTAATCGAGCGCGAGCAGCACTGGCTGGATGCGCGCAAGCCCGGTTACAACATCGCGCCGAGCGCTGGAAGTCAATTAGGATACCGACATAGCGATGCCGCGAAGATAAAAATGCGAGCGGCGAAAATCGGTAAAAAGCTCAGTGCTGAGACTTGCGCTAGGATGAGCGTTGCTAGAATTGGGAACCGGAATTCTCTTGGGTATAAACATGCCAATAGGAAGTCCGGGTACAGGCACGGCGACGCCGCTAAAGCCAAAATTGGCAAGGCGAGCCTAGGCAACTCCTATCGGTTAGGGAAAGCGCATACGCCTGAAACTAAGGAGAAAATACGAAGAGGGAACCTTGGTAAAAAGGCGTCACCTGAAAGCCGTGCCAGGATGAGCCAAGCGCAACGCGGCAGACTCGTTTCGTCGGAAGCGCGAGCCAACATGAGGGCGGCCGCACTACGCAATACCAGTCGCCTCGGTTCAAAGGCTTCAGCCGAAACTCGCGCTAAAATGAGCGCCTCGGCAAGAAACCGGCGGCCCGCCAAGAACATCGCCGGGTTGCCGGCCACGTTCGATTGGGCGTGGTCCGGCGCGCAGCGAGGATTCAAAGGTGGGGTACAATGAATGAAACGGTCTGGATCGCCTGCGGCGTCGTGCTGCTCGCGATCGCCACCTCTCACCACTTTCTGCAGAAAGCGATCACCACTATGGCTGTAACCCAGGCAACCTTCGATCAGGACCTCGACGCCCTCCTGAAGGCACAAACCGCGTACGTCACCGCCGCCCAGGCGAAGTTCACCGCGCTCGAAGCCGTGGCGCCGGCCGGATCCGACTTCTCGGCCGAGGATGCGCAAGTGGCGAGCGCCAGCGCCGGTCTTGCGACCGCTCTCGCCGCAGTCAACCCGACCGCCGCACCGTCGGTGCCAGCAGCATCCGCGGCCGTCGCGGCCGGGGCCTAACCGCCCGAAGACCTTCCCGTCAGGGGAGAGTGCGAGGGGACCGGCTCACTTTCGGGTGGCCGGTCCTTTTGCGTCGCTGGCCGCCAACGTGCCAGACCAGCGCGCCATGCAGCGCGCAGCGGTAGACGTTCTGATGCTTGAGCGCGGCGCGCTTGGCGTCGGCCTTGTGCGGCCACCCGCGCTTGCGCGAGCCGTCCGCGTTCCAGCATGATCGTGGGCGTCTCATGCCGGCATTCATCGTGGGCCAGGTTTCGACCGGGCCGTTTCCTGGCCCCTGGGGCGCTCGGCGCCGCCGGATGGCCGGATAGTCGCCGGCGTCGGGGTTCACTCGCTACGCGCCCAGGACGCCCCCAAAGCCCGCCTGGGAAAAAGCGCGAGCCCGGTGTTTGCCGCGAGACAAGAACCGGACTCACAGACGGACGCTTGGGCGCTACCCGAGCCGAATCCTGGGGGTGCTTAAGCGATCGTCACGTGGAACGTCGCGCGAGTTCGCGAACGACCGCCGCGACGACGTCGCCGTGACAAACGAGCGGGGCGCACCAACAGACGAGCACGATCTCCTCGCCGGCGCGCTCGCGCCGCACGAGGTCGCCGAGTAAGCGTTGCGCCTCCTCTCCCAAGCATCCGACCCGAACCTCGGCCCTGAAGATGCGCTCGAACTCGGCGATGGCTTCCGTCCGATTCAGCGTCCGGCCGTCCCGGTTGCGCCCGATTCGGAAGGGGTTGTGGAGCGGGGAGGCTCGGAGATTGTAGCGCCGGACGAACCGGCCGATGTAGACGCCGGGTTCCTTCTTGACGTTGCCGACGCGAATCACCGCGGTCCCGGGCAGCGGCCGAGGTGTGCGCTGTAGCGCGGCCTCGTCTCGCCCTCCGGTGCGGCCTCGTACGGTGCGCCAGCGTACGCCCACATGACGATCGGCGTGCGCCGCTCCATTCTCGCGACGGTGTACGTTCCGTACGGATTGGGATCGCGCTCGAGCAGCACGAGCGCGAGGCTCGGCGACACCTTCGCCCAGAACGTGCGCTCGCGACACTTTCGGCAGAGCTGGATGTACGGCGAGAAGGGCTTGGGCGTCGCTGCGCGCTTCACGAAAACAGCCCGGCCTGGCGCGTGCGTTCGGCGATGAGCGCGTGATATTCGGGGTTCAGCTCGTAGCCGGTCCAACGCCGGCCGATCGCCTCGGCGGCCTGGAAGGTGGTGCCTGAGCCCGCGAACGGGTCGAGCACAACGTCGCCTGGGCGCGAGCCGATGCGGATGCAGCGCGAGGGCAACTCTATCGGGAACGTCGCGAAGTGCGCGTCGGCGTATGGCTCTGAGCCTATCGTCCAGACGTTGCGGCGGTTGGCCCCCTTGACTTCCTCGTATTGGACCGTGCGCTGTTTATAGCCATCCGAGTTTGTTTCCCGAGCCGAGCCGCTTAGGGCAGGCGCGCTCATGCGTCCTTCGTTCCAGGGCTTCGGGTCCTCACGAACCGCGTCCATATCGGAAAAATACCGCGCCGACTTAGCCAGCATGAAAACAAACTCGTAAGACGCAGTGCATCGGTCCTCGACGCTAGACGGCATCGGGTTCGGCTTGTGCCACACGATCGCGTCGCGCAGCCACCATCCGTCCGCCCTGAGCGCGAACGCAACCGACCACGGAACTCCGATGAGGTCCTTTTCTTTTAGCCTGCCGCCTTCAAGCCTGTTGGGGCGCTCTACCTCGGGCGCAGGGCTGCCGTTACCGACGACGTTTCTTCGAGCGCAGGAAAACGCCGAGGCGTAGGAATCCCCCAGGTTAAGCCAGAGGGTCCCGTCGTCCCGGAGAACCCGCCGCACCTCGCGGAACACGCCCACCAGGCGCTCGACGTACTCGCCCACGCTCGCCTCAAGTCCAATCTGCCCTTCAACGCCGTAGTCGCGCAGGCCGAAATACGGCGGCGAGGTCACGCAGGTTTGGATCGCGCCATCGGGGATCTCGTCCATGCTCTCGCAGGACTTCGCGAAGCAGCGGCCGACGTATTCGGGGTCGCTCATTCGCCGCGCATTACTCGTTCGTACGCGAGCCGCTCGCGTTCCGCGCGGACCGCGTAACTCTTGCTCGCCTCCTGAAACATTGCGCAGCTCCCGGAGAGTCCGCTCTTGTCCTCGACCCATTGGCTCGGCGGGTTGTCATGCGATCCGAACCATAACGCTGAATCCCAAATCGGGCATCCGACGTCCTCGCCGCTGGCTTCGTCTTTGGTTTGGTTCCAATAGATGCAGCGTTCGCAGAATTGCTCTCGAAACATGTCGCCTTCGGTACCGTTGCTCGGGAAGAATCCGCGCAGCTTTTCTTTGACAGCGTCGGGCGGCCGGCTCATGCTGCGCGCAACTTTCTCGTCTCGAACATCTGCGCGAGGTCCGGCTCGCTGTCCATGATAAGCCTCGCATATCGAGACGTAAAATCATTATTCAAGGTAAACTCGTCAGCGCTGTTGACCGCGAGCGAATACTCCCAGCGCAGCACTTCCCACAGCTGCTTAATGCCGATTCGCTCGCGGCCGGCGGCGAGCGCACGACGCGCGAGCGTGACCAGGTTCCGGTACACGCTTGGGTTCACGGCGTGAAAGCGACGGAAGCGTTCGTCGAGCGGCAGACGTCGCGCCGGCGCCGGGCCGAGCGGCGTCATGAGGTCGAGTTGCAGCGGAGGAGGCTCGTGGCCTGGCGGCCCGCTCAGGTAACGCGCGACGACGCCGGCCTTGGTTGCTTCCATCGCATACTCGAAGACGCGACCGCCAGGTTCGGCGAAGGAGATCGTCGACTTCAGCGGGCCGACCCAATTCAACGCGACGCCGTCCTTCGGACCACCGACGATCCGAACGCGCAGGACTTCCATCGTTTCCTTCACGCGTCGTTCTCGTCGCGTCCGAGCCGCTCGAGCAAGTCCTCGTTATGCCACGGTAGCTGCGCCACGTGATGCAACTCGGGGAAGAACACCTTGGCTCGTTCGTACCAAGCACGCACTTTCGCGCGCTTTTCCGCGGTCGCGCGCTCGTCGGTCGGGACTGGATCATCGATGATGATCATGCCCGGCTTCCTTCCGCCGCTCACGGTAGCAGCCTCTGTGCCAGGTGCGGGCCGACCACGCTTTCGAGGAGTTGGCGCTCGTAGACGGCGGTCGCGAAATCCAGAATGAATTGCGCGGCCTTCAATATCTCGGCGTCAGTCGCGCCCGATTTTTCAGCAGCCTCCGCCATCACTGTGGCATATTCTCGAGTTGTCACTGCAGCATCTCTCCGAGGATCCAGATCGCGATCGCGTACACGAGGAGCGCGCCGTTCGACTCTGCATTCGTACGCGGGGCAGCTCCAGAAAAATGGGAAGGTCGGATGCTTGCCGGGGTGGACGAGCGCGCTCACGGTGCCAGCCTCATTGCAGGCATGTCTTTTCGGCAGCGTTGGCAGTGCGGCGTCTCGTTCGGGTACATCGCCATCCAGACTTCCGTCTCGAGCGTCCCGCGATCGTGCGGGCATTCGATCGTTTCGATCTCGACTAAGCCGCTTCGACCCATCGTGAAGCGGCCGGTCTCGACCGAGCCGGGTCGGCGCTCGAGCGCTTTGTTCAGGCGCACGTCGAGCACGTGGATCGCGGCGTGCGCGTCGACGGTGTTGACCTCGAGCAGATATCTGCCGGCGGCGGCGAGGTTGCCGTCCGCTGCGCGGTGCGCGTCGTAAAGGAGCGACGTCGTACTCATACGCCCGCCTCCCAGCGATCGAAAGTATCGTGCCAGCGCACTAGGTATCGCGCGTCCCCGTCCGGGTCGTAGTTCTTGGAGACAAGGTGGCAGTGGTCGAGTTCGTTCTTGTCATCTTGCCAGGGCTGTACGCCGTTTGCGTTGAGCGTTGCGGCTAGGCTTTCGGCTTCTTGCTTGTTCATGCGTTCCTGCTTTCCTGAAGGTTAGGGTGGGGTGCAGCCCGCACGTCTTGGTTGCACCGGCCGCGCATTGCGTCGCCTCGTCGCGTTTGGCTACTCCGTCCGCTCCCACCGGCGACCTTCGCAGAGTGTCCGGTGGGCAGCAGCCGTCAATCGGCGGGTGGAGAGCGAGTCGGATCGAATCGCGGTCCTCGGTTTGGTCAATATCTTCAACAGCCCAGCCCTCGGGGACCGGGCAGGCGTCGATCGGCGTCTTGCCGCTCATGCGACCCGCTGCGCTGCGCGCCAGGCTTTCACGCGCTCGCCTCCGCGTTTAAGGCAGCCGGCGCAGGTCTTGAGCCCGCGCTTCGGCTTCGCGCCGCACAGGCAGCGGTGCTTCTGCTTGAGTATTGCGCGCCGCTTGCGGCTTCGCTCGGTTGAGGTCATGACGCTTTTGATTCCGGTTTACGAAATACCAAAAGGTACTCGTGAACTTTGGCCGTGTACCGCTTCGCCGCAACCTTCCCGGCCTGCAAGGGCGCGAAGGGGCTATTATTGTGGATGATTACGATGTCGTGCGTGTTCAAACCAGCGGCCTCGAACATGCGGATCGTATCAGCATGAAATACGCGCAGGCTTCCACCCGTGCGAAAATCCCCAACAACCCAACACAGAAACTTCCCAGGCTTTAGAACGCGCGCGGCATTCTGCGCGGCTACTCCCATTCGAGCGACAAACGCCTCGTAAGTGGGCAGGTCGGATAATTGCCCTGGCGCGCTTTCATATTTTTCGATATTGAAATACGGCGGGCACGAAAAAACCAAGTCGGCACTGCAATCCAATGCATCCGCCATTCGGCAACCATCGGCATTGACGAGCCTGCCGCCAAGCGCCTCGATCTTGGCTGCCGTTTGAGAGAAGGTTGACGGAGCGACCTCAAAGCCTAGGTATCTCCGCTCCAATGTCAACGCCACGATGCCTCGCGTCGCTCGGCCAGCGAATGGGTCACAAACGAGGTCCCCGGGGAGGCTCCAATAGCGAACCACGATTTCGGCTAAGTCAGGGTGGAATTGGCTGAACCGTAGCCCAGGCAGATATTTCGACTCGGCGCTGCGTCGTGTGGTTTGGTCTCCTTCGTCGCCGATAATGTCTTTCCACGCCGCAGCGTGCCCAGGCTTATAGACGCTTACGGGAAGCCAGCCGAACTGATTCTTGACGGTATTGTTCTCATCTAATGAGAGGAGCGCTTGATATGCTGGCCGCTTTTTAGTGTCCGCCACTTTGGTCGTTCCTTCCAACTATCCAGCCGTGCTTCTTGTCGCATGCCTCGCAGAGCGCGATCCGTAATCCGCCCGACGTTTGGCGCGTGACCGACGCCTTGCGCCGGCAACGCTTCGGGCCGATGCGCGATCGCTGGCAGGTCGCCTTCATCGCAGTGCCCGATTGTCGCGCGCTATCATGCGCCCTACTTCGGACGCTGCTGCGCTGCGCGCCTTGCATCGTGGATCGCTGCAGGTCCGGTAATGCTTCAGCCGTTGCTTGAACGTCGGTAGGGTACGCGCTTCGTCGCAAACCGGAGTGGACAGCGGCGGGGTCGTCTTCATGTCCTTACGTTACAGCATCGGATACCGCAACGCAAGGGGTCCGGCAAAGATTTAATCTCCCCCTCGTCGTATTGTGTCGTATGGCCCAGAAACCCGGCTCCAAGCTCGCCGCCATCCTCCTCCCCTACCCGAGCGCCCTTCTGGCTCGCCGGTGCGGGGTAACGGTCAGGACGGCCCAACGCTGGCGCTCCGGGGGGACCGGGGCGAACGACAATCTTCCCAAGTTGGAGCAGTTGCCGGTGCTGGCTCGCGTGACGCGGACGCCGCTTGCGAAACTCCGGGCGGCCTGGGCGGCGGATCGGCGGGTTCGGGCCTAGTCGAGCAGGGTTTCGATCGCGGCGATCCGTTCGCCAATCCAGCGGACGACGGGCACGGCGAACGAGTTTCCCAAAGCTCGGTAGCGCGGGCCGTCGGCAGCGGGCTTCTTGCGGTACGGGACGAGCGTATAGTTGGGCGGAAATCCCTGGAGTTTTTCACACTCGACGGGAGTGAGCCGGCGAACGGCGCTCGTCGCGACGTAGGATCGTGACGAGCCTCCAGATGCGGCGCGTATGGCGGCCAGGCCATCGCCGTCGATCTCAGGTTGTGCGCCGTTTTCTCTGCCACGAAGATTGAATGCTACCGCGTTCGCATGCCCTGCGCGAAGGGTTGGAGATGCGTCCTCGACGATGCCAAGGCCAGCTCGAACCGCAGCCGTGCCATCCGCGCCCTCGCCGGATCGGTCGATCGCATCGCTTGAGATTCCGTACGCGATTGCTAACTGACCGCCAGCGTTCGCGTGAGAACCATCGAACTCCATCGCTCGCAACGTGGGTGCGAGGTCACCCGCGTCTGCGCCGTGATCCTTGCATGAGAACGCGACGATTGGCGCACCTCGCCCGGTGCCGTCCTCTTGAACTGGCCCGCGCCCCTTGTACGCCGTGAGCGTATGCGAAACGTCGCCGAGAACTGTCGCGACAAGCGGCGTTCCGCGTCCGGTGCCATCCTCGCTCGCATCGAACCCATCGGCGCGCAGCGAATGGGCGACCTCGTAGGCGACCAACAGTTGGCCGCCTTGCGCTAGGTTGTCGTCCGGGCCGCCCCCTCCAAGGCCGTTTGCAGTAAGGGCGGTAACGATCTCCCGCGTTTCTCTGCGCGGCGCAGAATCCCGACGCAGGCTTTCGCGCTCAAATAGTACCGCTGCGGCAGGTCGCCAATCTCCAAGATATCCGACAACGAACACGCGACGGCGTCGCTGTGGAACTCCGAAGTGCTGAGCGTCAAGAATTCGGTAAGCGAACCCATACCCGAGTTTCCCCAGCGCCCCGAGGAAGATTCCAAATGCCCCCCCCCCCGTCAGCCGACAAGACACCGGGGACGTTCTCCCATACCAGCCAGCGGGGGCGAAGGCGTTCAGCGAGGTGCACAAATTCAACGGTGAGCGCACCGCGATCGCCAGCAAGGCCCGCGCGAAGTCCCGCCACGGAGAAATCTTGGCAGGGCGTTCCGCCGATAAGAAGGTCAACTGATCCGACATCGTTCGTTCCGATCTTTGTGAAGTCTCCGACGTTTGGGACGTCGGGATAGTGATGGGCGAGTACTGCGTTCGCGAAGGGATCGATCTCCGCGACGAACGCCGGTTTCCAACCGAGCGATTCCCACGCGACCGATGCACCCTCGATCCCTGAGCAGACGCTGCCGAATCTCACGCCTTCGCGTCGGGTTTCGCGTAGAGGTCAGACACGATCTTCGCCGTCGCTTCGCTTGCCAGCACGGCGGCAGCGAGGATAACTGTGGGGGTAGGATCGCCTTCGGCCATCTCGAGGAGAGAGGCCGGCGCGTCGTAGTTGGGCGGCGATTGCGTTTGCCTGGCGTTTGGTCACGGTGAAATCTCCTTGATGGTCAGGCCGCTCTTGTCGCGACGGATGAGGTAAAACCGGAACGGGAAAAGGCTCGCCGCGAGTTTGATCTTGATGAACGAATCTTCGCGCATGAATCCGCCCTTCGTTTCGTGCATCTCCATTTCTCCGTTAGCGAGCATGACGGCAAAGTCGGGCGTGTAGCGCGTGTCGTGGGCGAGTTTAAGGGTTACGCCTTCGTACCTGAACCAGGCGATCTCGCCCACGCGTCGGCGCACTTCGAGGTCGGATGCCCAGGCTGCTTCAAGGCGGTTCATGCCGCTCGTGGGCAGGTTGCCGCGAGCGATCACGCTGGCCCCTCGTACGGTTTCGCTTCCGAGAGGTCGTCGTCGGGATCGGCGCACGGCCCGCTGCGCGCGAGGAATTCAAAACGCGCCACCTTCGCATCGGCCCACGCTCGAGCGATCTCGTTCCGATATCCGCACTCGAGTCCAGAGGAACCTCTGAAAAGATAGCGGCAGCAGCGCGCGCCTTCGCCCGTGTGACATTTGGCTTGCGCCTTCTCGGGCGAGAGCGTGAGAAATCCCGCGCCGTCATCTTCGCTGGCGCGTCGCTCGAGCTCGAGGATGTTCGGTGGATCCTGTTGGCTCATGATGCTCCGTTCTTGACGAATTTATCCCAGCTTCGGCGTAACGTCTCGCACGCCGCCTCGAGCCGATCGCGATCGTATCCGGTCTTGAACTGCGCGCGCACGATATTGCGAAAGTACATAACCGTCGTGTGGTCGCGGTATCCGAATGCGCGCGCGATCTCCATGAGGGAATCGGCGGTGACCTCGGTTGCGAGCCAGATCGCATAGCTCTTGACCTGAATCGTTTGTCGGTTCGGCCGCCCAGCGTTCCCGCGCCGGCGCATGACCTCCGCGAGCTTCATTCCGAAGATGCCCTCGATGTGCGCGATCACGAACTCGGTCGGCGGTTTGCCGTCTTTCGGTCGCGGCGGCGGTTTCTCTTTGGTCTTGCCGCTCAGATAGGCGGTTGCCCACAGGTCGAAGGGTCCCGCCGTTGCTGCCGTTTTCAGAGAGATATACCTATAAAGAACGGTAACGGTGGTGGCCGTACGGTGAGCAAAGTGGATAAATTCGGCCCCTCTTTACATGCCGTCATTTTCCACCTGTGGATGGCTTGCGAGCAAGCCTGTGGACGTAATTGTGAGTAAAGTGGACAACTTTTTCGGACCGTGAAAAACATAAAAACCTGTGGATAAGACCCCGGGTTGTCCACAGGTTATTCGCAGCCTGTTCACAGGGCAGAGCGGGGGCCGTCATGGTTTCTTCCGGGGCTGCGGCAGGTCGTCGTACGTTGCCTCGAATCCGGGCAATTCATGGACGTGCTCTCTGCGAAACCGCTGAGAGGCGGCGATCGGTGCACGGCGCATCTGCCGTTGGGCCAAGTAGTCCATGAGCGCGGACCACCCGAGCATAGGAACCGTGATGAAAACAGTCAGGCCCAAAACCCACCACCCGTTCATCCTGTCTGCTTCCATGCGCGCTCGATTTGGCGCAGTAAAACTCCGAGCCGACGCACCTCGCGCGGGTCGCCGTTTGTGCGCGCTCTCGCTTGGAGGATCGCGAGATTCAGGTATGATGCTGCCGAGCAAGGTTGGAACGCAAACGCCCAACGCGCGCCCTCGCGGAACGCCTCGGCTCCAACCGCGAAGCGCCCAAATTTGAGACGGTAGTGCCGCTTCTGGACCTCTTGTTCGATCGCAGCTTCGAAGATTGGCGATCGGTCGGGAGGGAGCGGCGCTTGCGCGCCGCCCCCGGCCTGGTTAGCCATCAAAACGGTATGCTGTCAGGATCGTCGTCGAGGAACGATCGCTCCCCGGGTTCGGGGTCCGGTTTGCGCTGCTGCTGCGCCGTCGGCGCGCGCTGCTCGCTGGGCTGCGCCTCGGCGGCCTTCTTCGGCAGCAGCCGCACGATGTCGACGTAGCCGCGTTCATTCTCGGCCACGACGATCCGCACAATCTTACCCTGGAGATGCATGTTCGAGATTTTCTTCTGCCGCTCGTCGCCGGCTTGGACTTCCGGCCGCGCGGTCGCAAGGAATTGCGCCCATTGCGCCCATTTGCCGTTCTGCTGGTTCTTCCCATAGCTGATCGTGAACCGTCGGCGCACGCTCACGGGTCCGTTTCCGCTGTCGGTTGCATTGGCGACGCGAAAGTACACATCGACCTGATGCTTGCCGTCGCGGTTGGCAACCGGTTCGCCTTGCTCGTTGCGTACCAGCGTGGTCGACTCGATCATGGCCTCGTATGTTCCATCGGGCAGATCGATTTTGTTGGCGGGGGTCGGAGCGTATTCTCCGTAGACTTCCGGGGTGCTGCTCATAGTGTGGTTTCCTGCTTTCAGATTGCGATGCCGAGTGAGTTAGGTTTGCCCGTTCGTCGCGGCATCATTGGCGACGGGAATTTCCTCTTTCGGGGCGGCGCGATAGAAGCGCTCGACGAGTTCGGCCTTGAGGGCCGGGTCGCGCTTGAGCGCATTGAAACGGCGGCCGATCGACGGGGCGCCGACGAGGGATGCGTACAAGGCCGCGTCGACGGGCGAATATCGCCACACGTCGACGCGGCCCTCGCGGCTCGGGTGGAACTCTATTTCGAGGAGCTGCGCGCCGGCATCGTAGCCGATCGCGGCGATGTTCGACGACTTCACGGGCTCGCGGTTCATAGCGCACGCCTTTCTTGATCATCTTCGCGGACGGCTTTCAATCGAAGACCGCTGCGAAGTACGCGACCGAGTAGCCTAGCAGCATCTGGCGTCATGTACCGGAACGTCATACTGAAAACCGATTGATCGTCGTGCTCGTAGGCGGCTTGCTCGAATGCCTCAGCATAAGCGCCTAAAACAGCCTGCCGGTCTGCTGCGTTCATGCGCCGTGCATCTCGTCAAGTTCACGGTTCTCTTGCTCACGCTCTGCGCGCTGAAGATCGCGAGCGATTGCAACCGTCCCCGTCACGTTCTTCGGCGCTGGCTCGCGTAGCTTGATCGTCAGGCGATCGCCAAGCCGGGGGCGATCCATTGACTCGCTGAGGATCTTCGCGACGTCGGAGCCCGGGTACTTATCGCGCAGCGCTTTGATGCTCGCCGTCGAGCCCGCTTCCCATTTTTCGGGGATCGTATCGGTGTGCTCGGGCGTATGCTTGACGAGTTTTCGCGCTTCGTCGTCGGCCAGCATGGCCGCCGCCTGTTTCAATCCGTCGACGCTGAAAACGTACGCGCCGAATTGCGGCTCGAGTTCGATCACGAGCTCCGGGTGCGGAAGCGCGACCTTCGAGTCGGGATCGGTGCGCCGTTCCTTAAGGCGACGTTCGATCTCGAGCTTGAGCGCCTGCTCCAAATGCTCGAACGGTGCCAGCTCCTGCGCGTGGCGATCGCGAACGTCGGCGCTATCGGCGCGGTTGTCGGCGTAGATGGCCGCGATCACGGAATCGTCCAATTGTTTCAAAGCCGCGAGGGCTTCTGGATACTCGCCGGCCGTATGATCCATGCGCCACTGAAGTGCCATCGGCACTCCCCCGCGGGCGAGGGCTGCTGCATAGGTTTTTGACTCTCTCATACCCGCCCCTTTACGCCTCGTTGTGGAGATTCCTCCCCCGACGAGAAACGACGAGGGAGGGCGGGAAAGCGCCTCCTCCGGGGCGAAACGACTCCCGCAGAATGGCCTTCCTGCTCACCTGCGCGCGCTGCCGGCGAACGTACATCATGCTCGGCCGCACGCTAGAGATTCTCGCCGACGCCGGGTACGGCGTCTTTTGCCAGGACGGTACACCGCTTTCGGACCAAAGGAGAAACGATGGCACGCAAACCGATGAAACCCAAGCCTAAACCGCGCAGACCCGCGGTACGGAGAACGCCTCCGCCGCCGATTACGACGGGACCGAGGTCGATTGACGCCCCTGCGCGGAGCGAAGAGATCTTGGGCGCGACCCACGCGGCCGCGCACAAGGCGCCGCAAATCGAACCGCCGACGCCGCACGTGCCTGGCGCCGCGCACGAGAAGGCCCGCGGCAGCGCGTCTGAGTGAACCATGAAAGCTCAAAGGAGTTAACAACATATGAGCGCACAGTACACGTCTAAGCATCCCGCACGTTACGTCGTCAATCTTAATTTCACTTGTGACGAAGACACGCGGAGCCTTCGTGACGCAATCGTGCAAGCCAAAGACCACGCGCAAGTTTTGCCGCATGAACGCGACGAGCGCCTTAGGATCGTCGCGGTGTTCCTCAACGGAGAAACGGTGCAATTTGGCGAGGACGCATGAAAGCAACCGACGACGCGACCCGCGCCGACCTCATGGCCGACCGCTACCTCGCCTCAGCGCCGGGGGTCGGGTTTGGTTCGGGTCGGGAGTCTGCTGTGAGCGCCCTTGATCTCGACGCGCTTCAGGCGTTGGCGGACGCCGCTACGCCGGGACCGTGGGAGATTGACTCCCAACCTCACGGCTGGGGGCCGTTCAATGTTGTCGTTCGCGAGGGCGGCGTTGACCCGGCAGGTATCATTCCCACGCGGTACACGCCTGTCGTAAACTGCGCGGCGGCTTCGGGGCCAAAAGATCCGCGCACGATTGAAGCCAATCGGCGCTACAAGTCGGCCGAAAACGCCGCTTTCGTCGCCGCTGCTCGCGAAGCCGTGCCTGACCTCATTGCCGAGTGCCGAGAACTGCGCGAGCGGTTGGGCGCTGCTTTAGTTTCCGAACAACGCGCTAAGGAAATGGCGCTGAGTCAAGGCGACGCGCAGGTTAGGATGGCGCTCGAATGGACGAACATGGAGCGGCGCGCCGAGCGTGCCGAGAGAGCCGAAGCCGAGGTCGCGCGCCTGAAAGTATTTGTGTCGCGCCATACAGACGGTTCTTGTACGAACCCACTATGCGATTGTGTAGAGGCGAAATTACACCGCGCACAGGCGACGATCGAGCGGGTGCGGGCGGTGGAGGCGGATGTCGTGTTGGATGGGCGCAACCAAGATTGGCGCGTGTATGACGCCGACGAAATCGACGCCGCGCTGGAGGAACGGCCATGAGGGCGCTGTGGAACCCGAGCGTCCTGCTGTTCCTCTTTGCCGTCTTTGCGTTCTGGATGGGTTTTCGGGCGGGGACGCCATGACGGCCGCTGCGATATACCGGATGCTCGCGGAGGAAGCGCGCATTGAAGCCGAACGCTACCGCGACGAAGGCGAGCCAAAAGCCGAACGCGCAGAGCGATTCAAGAGCCGCGCCTTCACGAGCGCCGCCGATGTGCTGGAACCGAGTGAGGAGCTAGTAGAATACGTTCGTATTGAGGTCCGCGTGTTGGCGGCCATAATGCGCGGCTTTCCGCGCGATAAGGCGGTCGGAATAGTGAAGTTTCGCGACGACGTGGCGGATGGAAAAGCCGAGAGTCAAATCCGAGGCGCAAAACGTGAGTACGCAAATGAACGAGAAGGCGACCGGCAAGAAGCGCGCCTGCATATCGCCGCCCTCGCAGCGCGTCTCAAGCCATGAACGGCTTTGGCGTGCTCCTCCTTGCTGCCGGAATCATGCTGCTCGCGCTCGCCTGGTCCGCGCTATGCGATCATCTCGCCCGTCGCCGGATGCGGGGCGCACCGATCTCGGACGCGCAGTTCGCGCGGCGCGACGGAGACCAGCGCCGCCCTCAACGCGCCTGGGACGCCGAGGCAGCGCGACGAGCAAGGAGGGTGAAGTGAGCGAGTCCCCTTCAAAACGGCGTAAGAAGCGCGCCGACGCGGCTAAGAAGGCCCGTGGCCTTGACCCGTCTTGGCGCACGGTCGAACCGAAGCCGACGATTGATGAACTGACCACATTGCTTGAGAACGATGAGTCCATTGAGATCGAGATTATGCCGAATGGCGAGATTCGTCAACGCGGGCGAACGCCGCAATTAGGGAACATGAAACCGCTGACGATGCGCGAGGACCTCGGCGGCGAATACGCCCAACAGCCAGCCAGCAGCGACCGCCAGGAGACGGTGTAATGCTTGTTTGGCCCGCTATGGCGTATAGGGCGTACAACAACTTTCTCGACGGCGAAGGCTACTGCGAAGAATGCGGCAACGGATTTGGTTGCGAGGACGACCTCGGTGCTTCTGGGTTATGCTTAGAGTGCTCGATTGCCGCGGAAGACGACGCGGCTGAACAAGCGATGAACACAAACCAGGACCGCCAGGAGACGGGGCTGTGAAAATATACGTCGCGTCGTCCTGGCGCAACGAAGAACAACCTGAGATTGTAGGATTGCTGCGTGATCTCGGCCATGAGGTCTACGACTTCAAGAACCCGCCGAACCGTTCTGGATTCGGCTGGGAACAAACCTGGACTGGACGACCGGATAAACCGTCCACGCTTCTCAAGACGCTTGCCGACCCCATCGCGATAGCCGGATTCAAAGAGGACATGGGCGCGTTGGAACGGTGTGATGCTTGCGTTCTTGTAATGCCTGCCGGAATCTCGGCTAACATGGAGTTCGGCTGGGCGAAAGGCGCGGCGAAAATAGCGGTTGCGTACATACCCGATGCACCGTATGCCAATGGTCGCTCATTCGAGCCTGAACTAATGTGGCTGATGGGGACGAAGATTTTTACCGAGCGCGGCGACCTGCTACGGTTCTTTTCGACCCCCTCAAACCATTCGTGATCACGGTTTCTCAGGCGCTGCGGCGCGACTTGTCGCACTCGTATCACGACCAGGCCCGCACCGTCCTCGCCACCCTAGCAGCGCGTCTGACCGAGGGCAAGCCATGAACGGCCTAGCCGTCGTCCCCATCGTGCTCGCCGTCGTCGTCGTGGTCATGCTGGCGACCCACCACGTACCCCGCTGGGTATCGACGCGGATGCGCCGAGCGCGCTCGATCTCGGCCGAGCAGTGGTTCCGCGCCGACGCCGCCGCGCGTCGCCTTCTGAGCCCAAGTGAACGCGTTGCCTGGGACGCCGACGCAGCAAGACGAGCACGGAGGGTGAAATGAGCGCCCGTATTTGTCGCTGCCTCAACTGCGCGACTCACCAGGACGGCTATATAGTCTGGACGGCTTCGTTCGTCCCAGACGAGTCATCGCCGCCGGACGCGCGGGTAATCGCGCGCAACAATAATTGGAGCGGCGACGACTACCTCAACACGTTCACCTTCGGGCGCGACGAATGGAACGCATTGGAGCCGTACCCTCCTCTGAAGCCCGCCCAACAGCCAGCCAGCAGCGACCACCAGGAGACGGTGTGATGGTGACACTATGAATGGCCGAACGCTTACCAATGCTTCTGCGGCAGATCGGAACGGAACCGACTTTTACGCTACGCCGCGCGAAGCCACAATCGCGCTGGCTTATGTTCTCAACCTTGCGGGGAAGCGAGTCTATGAACCCGCGGCGGGGAAAGGGCACATGGTGCATGCCTTGCAGGAACTTGGCGCTATTCTGACTTTTGGTGATCTTTACCCGGACGGGTTCGATTTCACAAAAAGGACGCCTTACGCCGGGATTGATTGGATTATTACAAACCCGCCGTTTTCACAGTCAGAAGCGTTCATTAAATCTGCCCTTGCGTGGAATCCGCGCATCGGAGTTGCGCTTCTCCTGAAGAGTCAGTATTGGCACGCGGCTCGTCGCTATAAATTGTTTCACGAACATCCGCCTAGTGCTATTATGCCGCTAACTTGGCGACCAGACTTCCTCTTTGGGTCGAAGGGCGGCGCTCTAACAATGGAGGTTGCGTGGAGCGTCTGGATTCGAGGATATGGTGGCCCAACGCAATACGTTCCGCTTCCTAAGCCAGACGAAATCCCTACGACCGGAAAGCGCGGGGGCCCAAGATTGTTGTACTCAGATGCTCTTCTCCGCGCCGTCCACAAAGATGAAGACGATGCGAGGGTGTCAAACCAAGAGTATGCCCGGCAACGAAAGGTAAGTGAGTAAATGCCCTGGATTTGTCCGCGCTGCCAAACCGTCAACGGCCCCGGAACAGTCGTGTGCATGAATCCGACCTGCATACTCGGAGCGCAGGTTAATGCCACCACCAACTACGGCCCACATTTCCTGTCGGTCAACTATGTTCCATGCCGCTGCCCGATTATGAGCTGCGAACATAGCCGAGGACCTAGCTGCTACGATTCGTGGGCAACATGAAACGGCCTCGCTCGCTCGGCATCGCTTATGAGAAATTTGAAGCCGCACAAGCCGAGGTCGCGCGCTTACGGGCTGCGGTCGAGCGGGTGCGGGCGGTGCCTGGCAAGGTTGTCGTTAACGACGACGGCTACGAATGGGACGTGTACGACGCCGCCGAAATCGACGCCGCGCTGGAGCCGAGTTGATGACGCTGTTCGTTTTCATTGACGAAGACGGCGAGGCGCACTACCTTGAGCCGAACTCATCGGAAGGATACCGCGACCCGTTGGCTCGGCACGCAGAGCGCATCGTCGCCTTATATGGCGACACGCTGAAAAGGCTGGCCGCAGCGGCATAGGTTTTATGGGCCGCCGACTTCATCGACCGTGCTGGAGTACGATAGGCCGCACAAGTCCGACCTTCACCCGACTATGAAGCCGGTCGCCTTGCTCGAGCGACTTCTAGGCGACGGGAGTCCGAACGGTTCGATCATTCTGGACCCGTTCGGCGGGTCGGGGTCGACGCTTATCGCGTGCGAGGCATCGGACCGGGTTTGCCGCATGGTCGAGCTTGATCCGGCCTATGTCGACGTCGTCGTCGAAAGGTGGCAGCATCTGACGGGAGGGAAGGCAGAGCGCCTGCATGGCGACACCCCGAAAACGACCCGAGGACAAACTCAAGACCGGCCGTCCTCCAAAGACCGAAGTCGAGTCCGCACTCGCTAAGGCGATATGCGACAACCTCGAACTTGCCATGCCTCTTCGTCCAGCAGCTGAGGCCGAAGGCGTTCCCGATGCGACCGTGCGAGAGTGGGTCGAGAAGTTCCCGGCTTTTGCCGCGCAAGTGACGCGCGCGCGCGCGAGGGCTATGAAGAATCTCGTCGTGCGGTCCTTGGGCGGCGGGAAGGGATCGTCGAACTCAGAGTTTCACCTGGAGCGCCGCTTCCGGCAGGACTACGGCCCCGTGCAGAAGATTGTCTTAGAGACTGACGATGAGCTCACCGACGACGAGCGCGCAGCCCAGACCGAGGCTTACAAGCGCACAATCTTGGGACAACCTGTGCCGGACGGATCTGGTCGCGTGGACGATTCGGGCGCTGGCGCCGCGGGGGCAGACACCGGCAGCGCACCACCGGGTACTACTCCAAAATCTAGAGAAGGTCGCGACCGGTGAGATAGACCGGCTCCTGGTGTTGCTTCCCCCAGGGTCAGCGAAGTCGACGTATTGCTCGATCCTGTTCCCAGCGTGGTTCTTTGCGCAGCGCCCGAACATGGACATCATCGGCGCAAGCCACGGCGACGAACTCGCGAAGAATTTTAGCGGGCGAATCCAGGATTACATACGGCACTTCTCGCGCGTCTTGGGCTACCAACTGCGAAGCGAGAATGTCTCCGATTGGCGAACGACCAACGGCGGCAACTACCGTGCAGCGGGTGTCGGCGGCAGCATAACCGGACGGCGAGCCGCACTTTTCATCATCGACGATCCGATCAAGGGTGCGGCGGAAGCGGAATCAAAAACCGTTCGCGACACCGCGTGGAATTGGTATCAGGCCGAGGTGTACACCCGCCTTTTGCCGGGCGCACGCGTAGTGGTAATACAAACACGATGGAACTCAGACGACCTCGCTGGTCGCCTCTTAGCTGCGCAAGCGGACGGCGGCGACCGGTGGACGGTCGTGAACATGCCGGCGCTCTGCGACTCGGTCGACGATCCGCTCGGGCGTCCGCTCGGCGCGGCACTCTGGCCAGCATGGCAGGACGAGGAAGCGCTCGCGCGCATTCGCGCCAACGTTGGCGAGTACGTTTGGGGCGCGCTGTACCAGCAGGATCCGCGACCGCGCGGCGCATCGTTCTTCAACATCGATGACCTGCTCGTCGACGGGCAGCCGGTCCCTATGCCCGACCGATGCGATAGCGTTGGGGCGATTATCGACACCGCGATCAAGAGCGGCAAGCAGCACGACTCAACGGCCGTCACGTATTTCAGTTACAACTCGCTCACAAAGCCGAAAATGACGCTCATCCTCGATTGGGACCTCGTGCAGATCGAAGGCGCGGCGCAGGCGGACTGGCTCCCGAATGTCTACGTCCGGCTCGAAGAACTCGCGCGGTACTGCGGTGCTCGGCGGGGCGTAGCGGGGGCCTTCATAGAGGACAAAGCGACCGGAACGGTCCTCATCCAACAGGCCGCGAATCTCCGGGCTCAGGGGAAGCACGCCCCGGCGTATGCAATCGACTCAAAGCTCACGGCTCTCGGAAAAGATGAAAGGGCGATCTCGGCGAGCCCATACGTCATTGCCGGGGGCGTCAAGATGACCAAGGAAGCATTCGATAAGGTGACGGTACACAAGGGGCACTCGGCGAACCATCTCATCACGCAGGTCTCGGATTTTAGAATCGGTCGTAAAGGCGACGAAGCCGATGACCTACTCGACACTTTCACATACCTCGTCAGCATCACGCACGGCTCGAACGCCGGCGAACGGAAAGGCATCTAATGACTGCAATTCTCGGGATCTTCATCTTCGCGTTCGTCGCGATAGTATCCAGCGCCACGCCGTTTGTTTTGGCCGCCGTCGGCGTCCACGCGCTCATCTGGCTTCTAGTGTGGCTCATCGTCGCGGGCATCATCTTCGCGATCGTCAAGGTGATCATCGATAGAGTCCCGATGGATGCGACCTTCAAGCAGCTCGCGTACCTCGTGCTGGCGCTAATCATCGTGCTCATACTTGTGGCGAAGTTTTTGCCTCTTCTCGAAAGCCTCTGAATGGGCGCCGCCGAATTCATCGCCCTCGTTCTCGCCGTGATGTTTATCGGTTTTCAGATGGGCCGCGAATGGCAGCGCGTCTACTCGCTACCTGACTGTCCGTACCCGGGAACGTGCGTGACGTGCAATCCGCGAACCTCGGCTGCTTGCGGCACCGTGCATGTTCAGTACACGCAGTGGTCGCCGCCGTTTCAGACATATCCGGCGGCCGACTAAATGTTCGAAGCGCGTCTCGCGGAGGACCTAAAGGACCCCGAGTTTCGCCGGGGCTACGAGGAAGCCGGCCGTGAGATAAAGGCGCATCGTTGGGCTGAGCGCGTCTGCGATACGACGGTCCCGTACCGCGAATCGCGTTTCGCGCCGTATATCGGCGTCGGCTTCGAGTTGCTCGAGCGCTTCATTTGGTGGTTCTGCGAGCGCATCGATCACCGCATCTGCCACACGTATTGGGGGCAGCGTCTCTTTTCTTGGCTCGCAGAGCGGGCGACAGCGTAAGTGTTCGAGGCGGGCGTCAACGCCGACGCGGGGTTCGCAACAATTGGGCTCACCAATCTCGGCTCCGAACTCGTCAATCTGCTCATGGCCCCGGAGATCATGCCGGGCACAGCGCCGTCGTACCAAACCTGCAAGACGATCCTCGCGTACCACCCAATCGGAATAGTCCTTGCCGAGGCTCCCATCAAGCGCGCGCAAGGGCAAGCCAGAATCCTCAGCATTCCGGTCTTGGGCGAGAAGCGGATCATCCAGCAATTCGAAGAGACGTGGAAAACGATCGGCAAGATCGGCGCGACCAAGATCATCCGCAACCTGATGACGCTTTCGCGCGCGTACGGTATCGCTTCGATCGCCGCCGGCGAGCGCGACAAAGACTCCGCAACGCCGCTCGATCTGAGCAAGCTCGACCCCGATCGACTTTACTTCAACGTGTTCGACCCCTTGAACACGGCCGGGAGTCTCGTGCTCAACCAGGACCCGAACTCTGCGCTCTTTCTCAAGCAGGGCGAGCTATTCGTGAACGGCAAGCGGTGGCATCCGAGCCGCACCGTCGCAAGGATGAACGGCGATCCGCTGTACATCGAATGGACGAATTCGGCCTTTGGGTTTGTCGGCAGAAGCGTCTATCAGGGCGCGCTCTACCCGCTCAAGACGTTCATCCAGACGATGGTGACCGATCAGATGGTGACGCAAAAAGCCGGATTACTGGTTGCCAAGATGGTGTCTCCGGGCAGTTTCATCGACAACATCATGACCTCGATGTTCGGGTGGAAGCGCCAGCAGATCAAGGCGGGCGTCACGAATCAGGTTCTGCAGATCGGAATCGAGGAAGAGGTCGAAGCCTTAAAACTCGAGCATCTCGAGCCGGCCGCCCGCTTTGCGCGCGAGAACTGCATCAAGAACATCGCGACTGCGGCCGGTATGCCGGCGTCCATCATCGCCCAGGAAACCCTCACCGAAGGGTTCGGCGAGGGAACCGAAGATGCGAAAAAAGAGGCGTCGTATCTCAACGACATCCGCGAGGAGATGGAACCCGCGTATGCGTTCCTCGATCGGCTCGTGCAGCGAATCGCGTGGTCGACTGAGTTCTATGAATCGCTGAAGTCGGACTATCGCGAGTACCGGGCGATGGATTACGAGACGGCGTTGCACGAATGGACGCGCGCGTTCTCTGCGACCTGGCCGAACGTCTTAATTGAGCCGGAGTCGGAGAAGAGCAAAACGGCCGACGTTCAGTTCAAGGCCGTCGTCGCGCTGCTCGAAACGATGGGGCCGCAACTCGATCCCGAGAACAAAGCGAAGCTCTTTATGTGGGCGGCTGAGAACGCGAACGAGCGCGAGGAGCTGTTCGCGAGCAAGCTCGACCTCGATGAGGATGCGCTTGCGGCGTACCTCGAGGAGCACGCGAACGATCCGGCGCCCGGGGATCTCGAGAAAGAGCCGCGCGAGCCCGCGACCTTCTCAGCGAGGTCCTAGTGCCAATGCGCTATGCGGCCGACTGTCCGCTGATCCCGAAGCTGCTCAACGAGAAGGGGCGCTGCGATCTAGCGTCATGCGGGAAGCCGCTTCCCAAACAGCGCCGTCGCTGGTGCTCCGACGATTGTGCCGATGCACATTTTCACGCGATCTACGATAACCATGACTTCGGTGCAGCCCGCGCCGCGGCACTCAAACGCGATGGAGGCCGTTGCGTGAAATGCAAATCCAACGGACGACCCTCGAAGGAATTGCGCGAAGCTGCTAAGTCGACTGGCTACATGACGCTCGACCAGCTATATGCGCGACATCGCCTTGAGGTGAACCACATTCGTCCGCTCGTAGAGCAAGGCGTAAAGCACGGCGAGATGGGTTGCCATCATCATCTCGACAACCTCGAGACTCTCTGCCACGGTTGTCATGCAAAGGTGACGGCTGCGCAGGCGCGCGATCGGGCTGATCGTCGCCGGAATCGCATCCCGCTCGAACTCGCGGTCGCATAATATGGTAAAATAAAGGCATGCCAAACACTGCTTTTTCGCGCACCATTACGCCGCTAGAAACTAGATTCTGGCGCTTTGTCGCTCCGTCAATGGATGATCGCGGGTGCTGGGAGTGGACCGGCGCGCGGGCAGGAGAACTTGGGTACGGTTGCCTCGGTGGGAAAGGACCGCGCGCTCATCGCCTATCGTGGGAGATTCACAACGGGCCGATACCAGATGGCCTATGGGTCTTGCACAAATGCGACAACCCGCCTTGCGTGAACCCGAGGCATCTTTTCTTAGGCACGCGCACCGACAACATTCGCGATATGTTTGCAAAGGGGCGAGGGAGACCAGGACCAGGAGGCGCTCGCGCACGCATTACTCGTTGCAAACACGGCCACAATTTTTCTGGCGATAACGTATTTCATTCAAAGGACGGCCATCGGCACTGTAAGCCGTGCGCGATTATCAGGCAGCGCGAACGCCGCAAACGTCTCCGATGAAGCCCGCCAGCTTCAAGGAACTATTGCGAGAGGCACTGCAGTTTTTCAGTGCCAATGGATATACAAGCGAGGCCGACCTCCAAGATTGGTTGTTACGGTTACACCGTGCGCTAGAGCAAGAGTTACCGAGTGATGATGCGACCCGGCGCGAGCTCGCGACCATCCTGGCGACGATCTACAAGCGCGACGTCGACCGCCAGGGCGTCCAAAAGCGCGTCCCCGGGGTCAGCCGGTACACGCTCGACCGGATCGCTCCAACGCTGCGCGCCGAGCTCGATCGCCGGATCTTCGCCGGCGTCGACCTGATCCGGCTGAACAAGGCGGCGGCCGTTCAGAAGACGTTGCAGCGCTTCTCGGGGTGGGTGACTTCGATGCCGCGCGGGGGACGTTCCACGACAAACGTCCGCGACGTCGTCGGGGACATCGGCAAGCCGATCGCGCAACTGAAGTTCGAACGGCGCCGCGTCGCGATCGACCAGGGGCACAAGTTGAGCGCCGCCGTCGCGCATGTGGTCGCAACCGGTCAGGGCGCCGTCGCCGGCATCTGGCACGATCGGGGCGAGCACGATCGGGGATATGACGCCCGGCCCGAGCATCTCGCGCGTTCGGGGAAGCTCTTTCTCGTGCGCGACTCGTGGGCGATGACCGAGGGGCTCGTCAAGAAGGGCGGCCTCGCGTACACCGACGAGATCGAGCAGCCGGCCGAACTGCCATTCTGCAGTTGCTCGTATGAGTACGCGACGTCGCCGCGCGATATCCCGCCCGAACTGCTCACCGCGAAAGGCCGGGCCTGGGTGGACGGCCGGGGATGGGTCGCGGCCGGAACGTGCACTCCAGTCGAGTCTGACGGAGAGCTGCTTCTTGGACGGTTTCCCATCTTCTTGAATGTCGGTCAAGGGCTAATAGACTAGCACAAGACGCAACCAACCCCAAAGCGCGGTAAGACCCCATCCTACCGG